TCACGGATTGTTGATCTGAAATGCCCAGCCATCCTCGGTCCGGTATGAGCGCTGCCAGTTGTAGGAATCCTTATTATCCCACTCCATCTCCGACCACGGCCCGAAGCAGTTGTTGTCGTGCGAGCACAGGGCTTGGATCCAGCCCGGCGGCGCGTCGCCGTCGCCTCCGGCGATCCCGCCATTGTCGTTGTTGACGGCAATCCACGCCGCGTAGAATTGCCCATTGTACCATGTGCTGCCGGAAAGCTCGCGATGGGTTATTCCGATATAGCCGCCGTATTGCTGGGGGGCTCCGTCAAGAGTAAATGAGACTGCAACAAACTTGTCTTTGCCGTTGCAGCCGTAGCCGTTGTAGTCGAATGCATTGTTAGAGTCGTCCCAATTAATGGTATAAGTTTGGCCAGGATCGATCGTTGAAGGCCAATTGACGGAGTTTCCCCACTCCTTGACGCATCGAGCCTTCCAGTCCTTGAGCCTGAACGTGTACTGTGAATTGTTGATGATTTTGAAGGAGTGCCATTCCTCGGCCTGACTTCCGGCCGTCCCGGCGAGCAAGGCGACTGCGGCAAGCAGGCCTCGATGCCAGCAAGCTGTCATGTGCATGGTTCCATCCCTATATGGCTGGCCCGCCGCTGTCTGCGCCCAGGCTGTATGGTCCTGGAGCGCGATCCCGCGGCTGCGTCGTGCTTTTCAAGCTAAGTCGCGGCGGCCGAACGGCCTGCCGATCCGCTCGGCCGTCAACCCAGTTCGTGCATCGTCACCGAACTGGTCGCCGAATTCCCAATTCCCGAGACTATCGCGGTATTGCTGTCCAGTTTTCGATGGGGACAAGCGTGAACTCGCCACCCCAGCCTATTCTTGCCAACGGAGTCTCATCCCTGATCAATAAAATCGAGCCGTCGCTTTCATGGATCACAGAAAAACGACCGCCAGGCCCCATAGCGGTAAGGACTGTCTGCGGAACAGAACCGGGACAGCCGTACTGGCTGCTGTTATTCGGTACAATAAAATTTGGCCCTTGTATTCCATCGCCAAGCTGCACCTCAAACGCAAACTCGGTGTTATTCCTAATTGTCAACATAGAACCCTCGCATAAGCAGAAATTAATCAACTGCATGAATATATATCTATCCTCGTCGTTACGGAAGACATAATTCTCAAAATTATTTTGAGCGAAAATTTAGAGATTGTTTAGAACCAATTGTTCAGAATTCGTGGACTGGGCGCGCCGCGTCCATTTGGGATCCAGCGATCTGGTCGCGATAGCCCCCAGATCGATACGGTGGGAACTACGGTGACGGCATACTTTAGAGCTTCCGGCGCGTCCATGACCTCGGGCTTGTCGGTGGCGGGCTCTCTGCGCCAGTCTTCCGTCGCTCAGCCTGGAGTCCCTGGATGGCCACGCCTTGCGGGGCTCGCCATGACGGGTCGGGAGTGGGTAATGTTCGCTTTTTGTTCTTGACGTGACGCCGCGTCGCGCCGCATAATTCAGGCATCGTCAGACAGTTGCGCCCGCCCGGCCCCGCCGCGGCGGGTTTTTTCGTGCGAGGGCGGGATGGAGCCGAAGACGCTGGACGAGTGCGACGAGGATTTCGCCGAGTGCTGGGTCAGCCACGGCGATGCGGCCCGGGCGGCCCGCGAAACGGGCCTGTCGGAAAGGAGCGCCGCGGTCCTGGGCTACCGCAAGCTGCATGAGCCGCAGGTCCTGGCCGCCTGCCTCATGAAGGTGGTCGAGATGGTGACCGAGGGGCAGTGGCCGGAGGGCCGGGTGGTGCGCCGGCTGCGCAAGGTGGCCCCGGACTGCCTGGCGAAGGGCCTGAACGAGCACGGTATCGAGGGCCTGCCGCCGGTCGAGGAGGCGTACCGGCAGTTCCGCCTCGCCGTGCGGCTGGACGAACGCAGGACGAGGCGGAAGCCGATGCCGCGGCCGGACGGGACCGGGACGGCGCCGGACGGGGCGGAGGCCGCACCGGCGGAAGCAGCCAGGCCGGCGCCCTTCGGCCCGCCGCGGCTGAGGCTGCCGCGCGCCTTCCGGGACCTCAGGAAGGCGTCGCGCTACAAGGCCGTCCATGGCGGCCGCGGCTCGGGCAAGTCGCATGTCTTCGCCGAGCTCTTGGTGCGGCGCTGCGTCGAGGCGGCGCCGGTGCGGGCGGTGTGCATCCGCGAGGTGCAGCGCTCGCTCGACCAGTCGGTCAAGCGGCTGCTCGAGGACAAGATCCAGGCGCTGGGCCTGGGTCCCGCCTTCACCATCCAGGCCGACCGCATCCTCGGGCCGGGGTATAGGGGGGTGATCGGTTTGGCAGAGGGTCAGAGACCAAAATTCGTCCCTAACCCTCGATAAACCAACAAAAAATCGTCCCAATGGGGCTGCCGGCGCTTTGGCACGGAATGGGCAGAAGTGAGCGTTTTGGGCGGGCGGTTTGGCAGAAAATCGATCAGGACCGATCGGGTCTGGGCCGATCCTTCACGTCGGCAGCAGGGTGGTTCTGCATCGGCTGCGCAGATCGGCGACGACCTCATCAATTCCGACGAGCGAGAAATTCGCGAAAAGATGATAGACCCCGTCAGCCTTGATCGAGAACATCAAGGAGCGGTGGCCGGCAATATCGCGCAGCAGGGCCACAGACGTGCGGCTGACCATCGTTTTCCGATCCTCAGATAATCGCCAATAATCTTTGATGTTGGAGAGCGCATCGATTCCGAATTCCAGGAACATCATCGATTTGACCGGGCGCAGGTGAGACTGCTCGGGCAGCGCTAAGCCCCAATCGACGCCGACCTCGGCCCAGCCATCGGCGCATTGCAGGTAAAGCTTGGGCACGGCCGCCATCGAGCCGATAACGACCGCATCATTCGCGAGTGCTACCCATCGGCTCTGCTGGTTCGGCGTTAGCGCCTCCTCCCTCGACCAATTGGGGCGATCCTTCATCTTGCTGAGGACGCGGTCGAGACACTCCCGTTGCCCGTCGCCGCGCAGAGAAGTGCAAGCCCGGAAGTCCTGCGGATCCAGCTGCACGATGTCTCGCCAGAACGCGGCGACACCAGCGCCCAACAAGACGAAAAGGATCAAGGGCGCAAATATCTTCGTGGCCATTATAGCATCAAACTAAGTTGATGGTCCGAAACGGGCTATCCGCGCGCCAATCCGCCGTGCCAAACGACCAGGCCAACAACATTGATCCGGTTGGCCTCATTCGCCGGCAATTCCTGCGCGGGATAGTTGGTGTTGTCTGAAATGATCTTGAGGGCTTGGCTCTGCAAATCCTTGTAGAGACGCTTCACCATCAGGTCGCCCTCATAGCTGAAGCAATAGATCCCATTGTCCCTGACCCGCTCCACGCTGGTGTCGACGATCAGGACATCACCGTGGGCGATGCGCGGGTACATGCTGTCGCCATGCGCCTGCATGCAAATCAGCTTTTCCGGCGGTCTCCGAAGAGTGCGCCAGAGCCACTCGGCATTGAACAGAAGGTCCGCGGCGAGGGCCTCGTGTTGCACGGCAACGCCCGGCCCGGCCGATACGCGCGGCTCAAGGTAGAGCGGCAGGCGCACATAGATCTTTTCCGGGTCATCATCGAGGGCGAACGCGGCGACGCCTGCAGGGGTGATTGCGGGCGTGATCACCGGGACGGCATCGAGAGAGAGGCCGTGCACGCTGACCTGCATCGACACATTGCTGGCGGTGGCCGGCGGCGCCGATGTCCTTGCGGTAAACATCTGCCCCTTGCCGGCTAGTATCCAATCCGCGCTGCAGCCCAGCTCCATCAAACGCTGGAGCGTGTCGCCGCTCGGCAGGCTTCCGGTCAGTTCCAGCCGCTGCCAGGAACTCTCGCCGAGGCCCAGCAGCTCTGACATCGCTTTCTGTGTTTTGCCTAGCGCCTCGCGCAGTTCGCGAAGTCTGCCGGCCACCTTTTGCTCAGCCAACGTTCTTCGCTCCAACCTTGGCGGGCGCGCCAGCGACTGCGATCAGCCGCCAATCTTCCGGAATTATCCCGAATATCAATGACTTGGCATGGCACTGACAAAAAGATGCCCAATTTCGAACATTGGCACCAATTTCTGTGTTGAGAGGCATCGTTCCCGATGCCATATTCATTGTCATGCCAATCGCACCCGCAACCATCATGCCCCCAAAAAAGCCCGCCATCGGGCGGGAAGACATTCCCCTGGATCCGACTCGGCGCCGGGTCTGGATACAGGGCGAGCTGCGCCTGATCGGGAGCAGCCTCACGGCAATCGCGGCCTCGCTTGGTGTGTCGCGCCAGGCCGTAGGGCAAGCGCTGCTAGTCCCGAGCGAACGGATCGAGCAGGCCATCGCGGATGCGCTCGGCCTGCCAGTCGCATGGCTGTTCCCTGATCGGTTCGGCGCCGACGGGCAGCGCATCCCCAACACCAGGCCGGGGAACCGTATCACGGCACAGAACGCGAGGCGAACGTCAAAACCCGAGCGCGATCTGAACATCGTTTCCGATGTGGCGCGCCAGGAGCGCCGCTGATGTCACGCCGGCGGGCCAGCACGGACCCCAACCAGCCCAGCCTGCTCGATTGGCGACCTGCTGAGGTCGTCCGGCGGTTCGCCTCGGATCTCATCCGGTCGGCGAGCCTGGCAGCCCGCCTGTGCCGGGGACTCAAGCTTGCTCTGGCGGACAGCGAGATGAGCAGGGCCGAGGTGGCGGCCCGGATGTCGGACTACCTCGGCGAAACGGTCAGCGAGGCGATGCTCAACGCCTACGTCTCGGAAGCGCGAGGACAGCACGTCATCAATGCCGTTCGCCTCGTCTCATTCCTTGCTGTGACGCAGGACCCGCGCCCCCTGAATGCCCTTCTCGACGAGCTGGGCTGGGTGGTGATCGACAAGAAATGGTTGCCCTGGATCGAGGTCGGCATGTTGCGGGAGCAGCGCGAGAAGCTCGACCGCGACATCGACTTTGCCCGCCGCCGCGCTGCACTGGGGCTGAGCCGTGACTGAGGCTTGGTTCACCGCGAAGGCGTTGGCCGCGCTGGGCCTGCCGGGACTCTCCAGCGACTTCTCGACCATCATTCGCCGCGCCAAACGGGAGCGTTGGCCGAACCGCGAGCGCCAAGGGCGTGGTGGCGGCCGGGAATATCCGGTCTCGGCGTTGCCGGCAGCCGCGCGCAAGGCGCTGGCGCAGCGGGCGATTCAGGCTCCGGCGCCGGTCCCCGCGCCCCCATCGGCTCTCCCCGCGCGGGCAGACCATCTGAAAGGCTGGCAGCGCGCCACGATGGATGCCCGGGCGCAGCTGGTGGCTGAGGTCGCCCGGTTGCAGGCGGCGCTTCAGATGTCGCGCAGCCAGGCTGCGGCGCTGCTGGCGGAGCAGGCGCAGTCGGGTGCCCTCCGTTCAGACTTGGCCGAGGCTGCTCGAATCGCCAATGCGCGCGCCGGAGCGTCCGGCGTACGGACATTGTCTTACCGCTCTCTCATGCGGTGGTGCGAAACGACAGACGCTTCCGGCGCCGTCGCCCTGGCGCCGCGCGAGGCGGCGCCGGCCCGGCCGGTGGTGCCCGAATGGGTGCGGCCGTTCTGGTCGTTCTGGGCGCGGCCCCAGAAGCTGTCGATCGCCCATTGCCTGGAGCTGCTGCGCGGCGAGTTGCCGGCCAATGTCGCCGTCCCGAGCTACGACCAGGTCAAGCGGTTCCTCAGGCAAATGTCCGTCATCGACCGCAATCGCGGGAGGATGGGGCCGCGGCAGCTCAAGACGATGCGGGCCTATGTCACCCGCGATTTCGGCGACCTGTGGCCGACCGCAATCTATGTCGCTGACGGCCACACCTTCGACGCCGAGGTGTCGCACCCTATCCACGGCCAGCCCTTCCGGCCCGAGGTGACAGTCGTGGTCGACGTGGCTACCCGCGTCATCGTCGGGTGGTCGATCGGCATCGTCGAGAACACCTGGGGCGTGGCCGACGCGCTGCGGCACGCCTGTCAAAGCTGGGGCGTGCCGGCGCTGTGGTACGTCGACCGCGGCAAGGGCTTCAACAACGCCTATTTCGACGGCCCCCACACCGGCTTCTTGTCTCGGCTGGGCGTCCATAAGGAGAACTCGCTCCCGTATAGCTCGCAGGCCCGCGGCGTGGTCGAGCGGGTGCACCAGTCCTGCCTGGTCCGGGCCGCGAAGGAGCTGCCGACCTATATCGGCGCGAAGATGGACGCGGAGGCCAAGAACCGCATCCACAAGCTGACCCGCGCCGACATCAGGATGATCGGCCGGTCGCGGCTGCTGATGTCGTTCGGCGAGTTCCGGGAATACATCGCGGCCCAGGTCGCTGCCTACAACGGCCGGCGCCACAGCGAGCTGGGCATGTCGCCCCTCGACCGGTGGGAGAAGCTCCTCCGCGACCAGCCCGACACGATGATCGACCGGCTGGCGCCGGAGGAGGCGGCGGACCTGTTCCGTCCGACCGTCGAGCGCGTCGCCCGGCGCGGCCAGGTCGAGCTGTGGACCAACATCTACTTTTTGCGGGACCTGGAGCACTACCACGGCCAGACCGTCCAGGTCGGGTTCGACCTGCACGACGCCAGCCAGGTATGGGTCCGCGACCAGGCCGGACGCCTGATCGGTGTCGCCAAGCTGGACGGCAACAAAGTGCCGTTCATGCCGACGCTGTCCCGCGCGGAGCGGGAACAGCAGATCCGCACCAAGGGCCGGCGCGATCGCCTGAACCGGAATCTGGCGATCGTCGAGGCCGAGTTGAACGGCGGCCCGACGCTGATCGAGCACGTGCACCGGACGACGGTGGACGAGTTCTTCCTGGACGCCGCCCGGCGGCAGCTGGACGCCCTGGAGACCGTTAGCGCAACGCCGGCGCCGGCCCCCACTAACGCCGCCGAGGCGTCCGCGCGCCCGATCTTCGGCACCGATCACGACTTCGCCGCCTGGCTGGCCGTCAATCCCGGCCGGGCGACCCCCGCCGACCTGGCGTGGCTCAAGCCCCGCCTGGCCGACCCCCACTTCCTGCTGCTCCTCGACGCCTGCTCGATCGATGTCGAGGCGCTGAAATCCCTGTGCAGAGAGGCTGCCTGATGAAGCCCGTGTTTATCCCGAAAGTATCAAACGTCATGGCCTGGCTGGGCGCCTTCAATGCGCTCAAGAACCGCGGCGCATCGGAAAGCTGCCTGATGCTGGTCGATGGCGAGCCCGGCCTCGGCAAGACGGGCACGGCGGTGTGGTGGGGCGTCCAGAATCAGGCGATCCACGTCCGCGCCAAGCAAGGCTGGACCCATAGCTGGTGCCTGCGGGACATCTACGCCGCTGCCACCGGCCGGCCGGCCCCGACGCGCGACACGGCGAAGCTGTTCGAGACGGTGGTGGCGGCGCTGACGGCCCGGCAGGCGCAGGCCGCCCGCCTGGGCCACGCCACCACGGTGATCCTGATCGACGAGGCCGACCACGCCGTCGCCGCCGGCCGGGACGTGGTCGAGGGCATCCGCGACATCACCGACCACCTGGAGATCCCGACCGTGCTGGTGGGGATGGACCGGATCAGGAAGCGGCTGGATCGCTATCCGCAGGTGGCCTCGCGCATCAGCCAGAAGGTCGAGTTCAAGCCGCTGACCCTGGACGACGTGCGGGCGGTCATCGCCGGCATCAGCGAGGTCGAGGTCAAGGATGACCTGATCGCTTACACGCATCGGGCCTGCGGCGGCTACATCCGCGAGCTGAAAGAGGCGGTGGCGGCGATCGAGCGCTTCGGCCTGCGCCAAGCCGGCGCCGCCGTGGGCGTCGAGGCGATGCGCGGCCAGGTGCTGCTGCACAGCCGTGAGACCGGCGCGCCGGTGGTGGTGGCCTGATGCGCGCGCTGCTGGATGCGCTGGCCGAACCCGGCGCCTGCGTCACCATCGACCAGCTGCCGGGGCTGCTCGGCAAGAGCTACCGCGATGCCTGCACCGACTTGCGGCGCGCCTATGCGGCCGGCCTGATCGAGCGCGCATCGGAGGGATGCTACCGGCTGACCGAGCGCGGCCAGTCGGACGACGTCGAGCCCCTGATGGTCACCACGGCACCGACCGGCACCGGCGGGGCCTGGGACGCCACGGCCCGGACCCGGATCTGGGCGGCGATGCGGCAGCTCGGCCGGTTCTGCCGCGCTGATCTCGTCGAGGCGGTTGCCGGGCCAGAGAGCGACCGCAAGGCGCTGGAGAGTTCGATCCGCCGCTACGTCAACCGCCTGGTCGGCGCCGGCTATCTCTTGCCGCTGACCGGCCGGGTCAGGGTGGCGGCCCACCCCAATTCGGGTCAGAAGCGCTACCGCCTGGTCCGCAACACCGGCCCCGCCAGCCCCCTGGTGCGGCGGGACGGGTCGATCTTCGACCGCAACCTGGGCCGCGTGGTGACCGCCGATGACCAGGCCGGTTGACCCCGCCGTGGTGGCGCTGCTGCGCGCGGAGGCGTCGCGCCGCGGCAGCATCCGGGCCGTAGCCGACGCCATCGGCCGCAGCCGCACCGCGGTCTCCCTGGCCCTCTCGGGCAAGTACCCGGCCGCCGACACGAGCCGGTTCGAGGCGGCGGTGCTGGCCGCCCTGGACCAGGTGGAGTGCCCGTTCCTGGCCGAGCGCGTGCAGCGGGACCGCTGCCGCTTGGCGCTCGGCCCCTGTCCCACCCATGCCCCGCATGCCGCCGCCCATTGGCGGGCCTGCCAAACCTGCCCCAACAAGCCCCAGGAGGAGAGATCCCGTGGTTAGGTTGCTGTCGCCCCTGTCCCGCGAGCTGCATTCGATGCGCCGCACGTTGAACACCCGCCTGTCCAGCCGGCAGCCGCTGAGCGAGGCCGAGGTCAAGCGGATGGTCGAGCTGCTCGGCATCATGGAGGTCGAGGCTGTGGCGCTCGAATCCCGGCCGACCGTCGCTGTGTCGGAGAAGACGCTCGACCTGGCCCGGCGCCTCGAAGCCGCGGGGATCGTGCCGTGACGGCGCGCCTCATCGGCCGCGAGGTCAGCTTCGAGCTGGCGGGCCACGGCACAGTGCGCGGCATCGTCCAGACCTATCGGCAGCTGCGCGACAACCGCTACGCCGTCACGGCGACGAACGGCAATGAGACTCTGTCCGGCATCGTCGACGTGACCCCGGAAGGCGAGGTCGCCACCGTGATCGACGACGAGACGGCCGACCGGATCGCCCAGGCCATCCTGGACGGCCGGTCGGTGCGGATGCCGATCGGCCGGCAGATGCATGCGCTCGCTGCCGCCTGGCTGAGCCGGCGTGGGGCGCAGCGATGATCGCGCGCCTGCTTCGGCTCCTCGGGCTGCGCCGCCGGCCAGCCCCGATCCCCAACGCTCATCTTCTCGCCCTGCACATCGGCCGGGCGACGCCACCAGCCCCGAGGTCCTGACCACCATGACGATGCTGCTGCCCGAGGGTGTCCGCGCGGACATTCGGGTCTACCTGGTCAGCGCCGCCCGCGAAGAAATCGTGATCGACGTTCCGGGCGTCCGCTACCTCCCGCCCTTCGACACGCCGGCCGACCCGCTGGAGTTCCTGCGCCTGGTCCGCTGGCCGGGCGTGGGCCGAATACACGTCCGCGGGACCTGGCGCTTCATGACGAACGCCGAGATCGAGGACTACCTCAGCCGCGAGCGAGACGACGGCTTCAACGCCTGGGGCTGCGGCCCGGTGCCGGTGGAGCCCCGCAATGTCTAGCCTGGCTCCCGAGCCGGCCCCGGTCGGAATGGGTCTTACCAGGGCCATGGCCGACTGCATGCGCGTCATCCAGGAACTGATGGACCAATCGGGCGTCTGCCCGTCCTACCAGGAGCTGGCGGACGAGCTGGACATCCGGTCCAAGCACACCGTGCACTCAATAATCCACGGCCTGATCGAGCGCGGCTATCTCCGCCGACTGCCGTCCCGCCGCCGCGCGCTGGAGATCATCCGCCGCGTCCCCATGAACCTCGATGAACCGACCTTCGTCCTCTCCGCCGACCTGGCGGATAGGCGAGGCCAGTAGGAGGCACTATGCCCCGGCATCCCGACCCGATCGGACTGGACGAGATCACGCGCGCGCTCCATCGAGCGGGCGAAGGCAAGGGCGTCCAGCTGGCCTGCCTAATCAAGCGCTGCAGCCGCGAGGATCTGGCCGTCGCCTTCTCTCGCTACGGGACCGACCTTGGCCAGGCGCTGGCCATGGTCAGCGGCCGACAGCAGGCGCGGCAGGAAGTCGCCGCCATGCGCGCTCGCGCCCGCAGCCGCGCCGACCGCGCGGAACGGCGGGACCGGTAGGAGGCAGCGGCGATGACCGGACTCGAAGCGGCCTTGTGCCAGTTTCGGCTCAACAGGATCTATCAGCAGACCCGCGGCCTGTCGCGGTCGGCCAAGTCCGCGGCCAATGAAACCGTGTTCGCAATCGCCGCCGCGTTCATGCGCCTGCAGACGCCGGCCCGCGCCATCCCGGAGCTGGCGATCACCGAAGACGATGCTCGGGCGCTGATCGCCGGCACCATCGAGATCATGGAAGGCGCCGGCATCGCCCGGCCCGACATCGCCGCCATCTTCAACACCATCATCCGCGGCCTGCCGGCGCCGGCCGCGCACCCACCCCTTGCCATCCCCGAGATCCCGAACGGCTTCGTGCTGGTGCGCGACGACGTACTGACGTCGCTGGCGGCCGGCGCGCCCGTCTCGGCGACGGAGACCAGCAATGCCCCGTAAGCCCCCCGACGATCCCGTTTTCGACGCCTTCTGGGCCGTCTATCCCGCGCGGCGACCGAACCCGCGAGAGCGGGCGCGGAAGCTGTTCAACGCCTTGATCAAGGCCGGCACCGTGACCGCTGAGGAGCTGACCGCTGCGGCCCGTGCTTATGCGGCCGAGAGGCGCGCGGCGAAGGCGGACCCGAAATTCAACTGGATGGCCTCGACGTTCCTCGCCGACGAGCGCTGGCGCGACTACCTGGCGGCGGAGGAGGCGGCCGAGGCGCCGCCGACGCCGGGCGTCCATCCATTCGCCGGCCTTGTCGACCGGGTCGGCATCAAGAAGTGGTCGACGTGGTTCCGGCCGCTGCGGCTGGAGCGGCACGGCGAACTGCACATTATCGTCGCGCCGACCAGGTTCCATGCCGACCGAGTCCGGGCCGACTTCGAGCAACTGCTCCGCCAGCTGCTGGGCGAGATCGAGGTGCGGCCGTGAGCAAGTCAGTGAGTGGCGAGGCTGCGCGCCTCACCAGCGCACCGGATGCTCCTCGTGGCGGGTGGGTATGTCACAATCAAATCGCGATAGCAGGCAATGACAGCCTCACAGGTTGCCCGAAGCCCCGCGCTTATCGCATCAGCATCGCTGGCGCTCTCCTCGGCCAGCATAAAGAGCACTTGCTCGATCTCATACAACTGGACCGATCGGACCTCCCAGCTCCGCTCACCTTCGGGCCGATGCGGGTCCAAGATGGCGTCATAGAGTCCATTAAGCCACTCGGCCAATGTGTTGACATCTCCAATGACGGCCGGGCGACCATCCCTGCGTCGAAAGGAAATGGGCGGCTCGATCCGGGTGAGGCCGTACATCGCGCACTCTCCTTTCATCGCGCATTCTCTTCACCCCCCAACCGACCAATAAGGATTCCAGCCCCCGGAGTTCCCCGCAACCGGCTCAACGCACCGAAGCCGAGGACTGGCACGTTTCCTCGTCGGGAGGTCGCGGAATGACGCGCGCTCTCCTGATCGCCAAAGTCCATGTGGCCAAGAAGCAACTGGGGCTGGATGACGACACCTATCGCGACGTGCTGCGCCGTGCCACTGGCCGGGACAGCGCGGCCGACCTCAATGACGTCCAGCTCGGCAACGTCATCCGCGAATTCGTCCGGCTCGGATGGAAGGGCGGTGCCGACCTGCGTACCGGCCGGACGCCGGCCGGCCGCCTGATCCGCGTCCTCTGGCGCGAGGCGTCCCGAGAGAAATCGGAGGCGTCCCTCCGCTCCATGATCCGCCGCGTCCTCGGCCTGGCCGACGACGTGATCCCCGACCCCGACATGCTGACCGTCGCCGACGCCACCAAGGTGGTCGAGGCGCTCAAGGCCATGAAGCGCCAGGCGGCGAAGCGAGGAGCCGACCAATGAACAGCCAACAGCGGAACCACCTTTTCCAGGTCGTGATGGACCGTCTCATGGCCCATGGCATCAAGTCGTCTTCGGCCGAAGTCTACGCGACCGATATTGTCGCGAGGGCATCCGCCACCTGGCCGCCATCGGCGCCGCCGCTCTACCGAGCCGACCCCAACGGCTCCGTTCACGTCGTCGAATGCGAGCGCTGCCAGTCCTCGCCGGCGGCGGAGCGGCGTCCGTGACCCGACCGCGCGAGAAGCTGCGGCTGGTTCCGCAAACGGTGCAGCTCATCGACCAACTGGCCGAACACAGCCCCATCCTGGCCGCTGATCGCCAATGGTGGTGGTCCCTGGTCGGCGCCCTGCAGCGGGAGCGCCTGGTCACTGTCCTGCTCGGCCGCGAGCGGGGCGTGACCTCGGCCCGAATTGCCTGGACGCAAGCCGGCGCCGAAGCGGCATGCCAAGCCAGGGAGGCGTCGCGGTGACCCCCTGGCCCTTCGGCGCCCTGCAGATGTTCGGCTACGGGCTGGTGCTCGCCGATCCGCCCTGGCTGTACGAGATCTATTCGGAGAAGGGCCAGGCGAAGTCGGCCCAGGCGCATTACGAGTGCATGCCGACCGACGAGATCGCCGCGCTCAACGCCGGGCGCCTGGCCGGCCGGGACGCCATCTGCCTGATGTGGGCGACCTTCCCGATGCTGCCGGATGCGCTGCGCGTGATGGCGGCCTGGGGTTTCGATTACAAATCGGGGGCATCGTGGGCGAAGCGGTCCAGCCGCAATCGGGGCTGGGCTTTCGGCTCCGGCTACATCTTCCGCAGCGCGTCCGAGCTGCTGCTGCTCGGCACCACCGGCGCCCCCGAGATCCTGTCGAAATCCGTCCGAAACCTCATCGTCGCCCCGGTGCGGGGGCACAGCCGCAAGCCCGACCAGGTCTACGAGCTGGCGGAGGCGCTTTCCCGCGGCCCCTATGTCGAGCTGTTCGGGCGCCAGCGCCGCAAGGGGTGGGCTGCCTGGGGCAACGAGACCGACAAGTTCACGTTCGGCGACGACACCGTTAGCGCGCCACGGAAGCCGGCGCCGCTAACGCCGGTGCCGGCGCCGCTGCTCGACCTGTGCGCGAGGGCGACGGCATGAACGCGCTGCCGCCCGTCACGCCGGAATACTTCCCCGGCCTGCTCTACGGACTGGCCGTCCGCGGCTACGTGAAGGAGGCGCGCGCCCTGGCGAAGGTCTGGGGCGGCGGCAAGCGCTATATCCCGAGCCCGGCCGAGGTGCGCGAGACCTCGCCACTGGTCGGCATCATCGGCCTGGAGGCGACCCGCGTGCTTGCCGAGATGTACGGCCCGAGCCACCGGGCCATCCCGCGGGCCTGCGGCGTCGGCGCGCTGGTCCGCGAGATCCTGCAGCACCCCGGCGGGACGCGGGCCTGCGCGCGCGACCTCGGCTGCACGGAGGAATGGGTGCGGCGCGTCCGGAACAAGCGCGGGCGCGGCGAGGGGCAGCCCGATCTGTTTGGTGATCCTGGCCGCTCGTCGTAAGCTCGCGTCGAAGCTCATCAGCCTCTGCCCCAACCCTTGGGGCAACCGGCCGCCCTAGGGGCGGCGCTTTTATGTCGGGCACCAGGCGGCCGAGCCGCCCCCTCTGCGGAGCCGTGCCCGACCATGCCGCGCCTGTCCCTTCGAGAACTTGGCTCTTCGAATGTCGCCGCCTTCCTCGACATGCTGGCCTATTCCGAGGGCACCAGGACGATCGCGAGCAGCGACGACGGCTACAACGTCCTGGTCGGCGGGACGCTGTTCCACAGCTACGCCGCGCACCCGCGCATCTTCGTCAAGCTGCCCCGGTACAAGATCACGTCGTCCGCGGCGGGACGGTACCAGTTCCTCGCCCGCACCTGGGACGAGCTGGCGGCGCGGCTTCGGCTCCGCGATTTCTCGCCGGAGGCCCAGGACCGCGCCGCGGTCGAGCTGATCCGCGGCCGGCGCGCGCTGGACGCGGTCAAGGCCGGACGCATCGCCGAGGCGATCGACCGCTGCCGCACCATCTGGGCCAGCCTTCCCGGCGCCGGCTACGGCCAGCGCGAACACAAGCTTGAGCGGCTGCTCGACGCCTATGTCGCCGCCGGCGGCTCGCTTGCCGACACCACCACCCCCAAGGAGCGGAAATGATCTCCCTGCGGCCCCTGGCCATCTGGGCGGCGCTCGTCCTGCTGCTGCTCGTCGTCGCGCCCGTCGCCTTCGCCGGCGATGGCGCCGTCATCGACCTGACCCCGACCATCGACTACGTCGTCGGCCTGGTCGTGTCCGTCCTCGGCGCCGGCGTCGCTGCCGTCATCGGCTGGGTCGCCAAGCTGCTGCGGCTCAAGGCCGAAGACGCCGTCCGGACCTATCTCGACACGATCGCGGCCCGCGCCGTCACCTTCGCCCGAAACCGCCTCCTCGAGCTGGGCCATGACCTCTCGAAGATCGAGGTTCGGGACCAGTGGATTGCCGACGCCGGCAACTACCTGGCGCGCTCGGCGCCGGATGCCCTGAAGCGGTTCGGCCTGACCGAGGATCGCCTGGCCGACTACATCCGGGCGCGCCTGCCGGCGCCGGGCTCCTGACCGGCGGCGCCGATGTGGGGCGACGTTGTCCAGGGACTGGTGGAGCTGTTCCGCGCGCTGCTGGTCCCGTTCCTCGCCTGGCAGGCCGCGGAAGGCGCCCAGGCCACCCGAAACGCCGAAATCCTGGCCCGCCAGAATGAAATCGCTGCCCGCCCTGATGTGCCTGACGCTGATCTCGACCGCTGGCTGCGCTCCTAGCGGCGTCTGCCCGGCCTTTCCGAGGCCCGGGGCCGGCGTCGCGGACGAGCTGGCGGCGCCGCCGCCCAAACCCGCGACGCGCGCCTGGTACCAGGATCTCAAGCGGCTCGACGAGCAGCTGCAGGCTTGCCGTGGCTGACGAGATCGACCGCGCCGCCGAGCTGGTCGAGCGCTTCCACGCGGAGGCGCTCGACCCGCACCGCCGCAGACGGCGGCGCGAGGCCGGCGCCGAGGATGCCGGGCCGCGCGACTGCCTCGATTGCGAGGAGCCGATTCCGCCCGAGCGCCGCAAGGCCGCGCCCTGGTCGCGCCGCTGCGCCGACTGCCAATCCCTGGTCGAGCGCGGGGGGCGCTCCTGATGGCCGACTTCTTCGAGCTGCTGCGGCAGCACTGGTTCTGGATCAGCGGCGTGGTCTCGCTGGGCGGCGCCCTCGGCGTTCTGCTGCTGAGCACCCGCTTCGCCCAATCGGACGCGGTCGACCAGATCGCCGGCCGGGTCGGCGCACTGGAGCGGCGGGCCGACCTGACCGACGAGCGCATGCGCCATATGCCCACCGGCGAGGACATGAAGGCCCTGCAGGCGGCGCTGGCCGTGCAGAACGCCTCGATCGAGAAGCTCAACGCGAAGTCCGAGGCCCAGGCCGGGACGCTGCTCGCGATCTCCGAGCAGCTGGCCATGCTGACCCGCCATCTCCTCGACCGCGGAGGCGAGAAGTGATCCCGCTGGCCGAGCGTCTGGCCGAGCACCGCCGCCTCGCCATCCTGCGCTGCCTCGCCGACCAGCCGGCCGAGGAGCGGGAGCGCCTGCTGATCCTCGCGGTTCTGGTCCTGCTGCCGCAGGGCGCCGGCAACGTCTCGCTGCTGCGCGACCTGACCCTCGACGCCGGCGCGCCGATCCTCCGCGACAAGATCCTGGCGCACGCCGCCTGGCTGGCCGATCACGGCCTGGTCGTCACCGGCCGGGACCAGAGCGGCGTCGACACCCTGGCGGTGACCGAACGCGGCGCCGAGATCGCCGAAGGCCGGCGCGCCTGGCCGGGTGTGGCGCCCGTGGCCAATCTCGATTGGCTGTGCTCCCGGCTGGCCAGCCTGGCCGTCGCCGCAAATCGGGCCGAGGTCGAGGCGGACATCGCCTTCCTGGCCGGCGCGGGGCTGGTCGACGCCAGCGCCGCCGGCCCCATGCTGGTGCTGACCGGCCGTGGCGGAGACGTGGCCGCGGGCCGCGAGGTGGTGGCGGGCGTGCGCAAGCCGTCCTTCGGCGCCGTGATGCGCGCCGGCGCGGCTGCGGCGCGCTCGATCCTGGAGCGCTGAGCATGGCACACGCCCAGGAAGTCAAGACCGCCGTCCGCGGCTCCTACATCTACGAGCGGATGTCGCTGGAACAGGCGGCGGCGAAGCATGACGTCCCGGTTGCCACCATCCGGCGATGGAAGAGCCTGGCCGCCGCCATGGGCGACGATTGGGACAAGGCGCGCGGCGCCGCGGCACTATCGACGTCCGGGGCCGGCATGATCGCTCAGGTCGTGCTGACCGACTTCCTGACGCTGCACCAGGCCACGATGGCGCAGCTGCTGGACGCGGACGACGTTGCCCCGCTGGACAAGGCCGAGGCGATCAGCCGTCTGTCGGACGCCTTCCACAAGACCATGGCCGCGGTTGCCCGCGCCGCGCCGGACCTCGGCCGCTACGCCGTCGCGACCGAGCTGCTGCAGCTGCTCGCCGTCTTCGTCCGCGAGAAGTTCCCGCAGCACGCCGAGGCGCTGGCCGAGGTGCTGGAGCCGTTCGCCGGCCATGTCGCTGAGCGGTATGGCTGACGATGGCGAAGCCCGCGTCGAAACAAACGAAGTCCGCCGACTTCCTGGCGGCGATGGCGGCGCTGTCCGCCGAGATCCGCCAGGAGATCGAGAACAAGGTCCAGGGCTTCAGCCCCGACCCGGTGGCGCAGCGAGAGCGCAAGAAGCGGGCAGCCGTCGATTTCGACTACTTCTGCGCGACCTACTTTCCGCACTACGTCACCAGCGCCGCCAGCGGCTTCCACACCTGGCTCTATGCCACGCTGCCGGGGCTGATCCACAACCCGGCAAAGACGGCCGGCGCCCGCGAGGCCATCGCGGCGCCGCGCGGCAACGCCAAGACGACGCATGGCCAGATGTTCATCCTCTGGTGCATCGTCCATGGGTACAAACGGTTCCCCGTGGTGATGTCGGACGCCAGCGACCAGGCGGCCGCCATCCTGGAGGGGATCAAGGTCGAGCTGGAGGTCAACCCTCGGCTCGCCCAGGACTTCCCCGACGCCACCGGCCCCGGCCGGGTCTGGCAGGTCGGCGTCATCGTCACCCGCAACCAGGTCAAGGTGCAGGCTTTCGGCAGCGGCAAGCGGCTGCGCGGCGTGCGCCATGGCGCCTACCGGCCCGACCTCTGCTGGCTCGACGATCTGGAGAACGACGAGAACGTCCGCAGCCCGGAGCAACGCGACAAGCTCGAAGCCTGGATCGACAAGGCGGTCGAGCCGCTGGGGCCGCCGGACGGCTCCATGGACATCATCTATGTCGGGACGATCCTGCACTACGATGCTGTCCTGGCCCGCAAGCTGCGCAACCCGCTGTGGCGAGCGACCGTCTTCCGCGCGATCGTCCGCTGGCCCGACCGGATGGACCTGTGGGAGCGGTGGGAGGAGGTTCTCCGCAACGACGGCGAGCCGGCCGCCGACGCCTTCCATGCCGAGAACCGGGAGCTGATGGAGGCCGGCGCCGAAGTGCTGTGGCCGGCCGTCCAGCCCTTCGTCAAGCTCATGAAGATCCGGGTCCGCATCAAGGTCGGCCCGTTCGACTGCGAATATCAGAACGACCCGGTCAGCAGCGACGATGCGCTGTTCGGCAAGGTGACGTTCTGGGTCTCGCGCCTGGCGCATTGGATGATGTTCGGCGCCTGCGATCCCAGCCTCGGGAAGCAGAACCGCGGGCGCGACCCGTCCGCCCTCCTGGTCGGCGGCCTCAACCGCGAGACCGGCATCCTCGACGTGGTCGAGGCCCGGATCGCCCGCCGGCTGCCGGACAAGATCATCGAGGACGTCATCGCTCTGCAGCGCGAGCACCGGTGCCTGGTCTGGGGTGTCGAGGCGGTGCAGTTCCAGGAGTTCTTTCGGACCGAGTTGGTGCGGCGCTCCGCCGAGCGGGGCGTCCCGGTCCCCGCCGTGCCGATCATGACCAAGTCGGACAAGGCACTCCGCATCGAGAGCCTGCAGCCGCACGTGGCCAACGGCCTCATCCGCTTTCACCCGTCGCAGACGGTGCTGCTCGATCAGCTCCGCCACTACCCGAAGGGCGACCATGACGACGGCCCCGACGCCCTCGAAATGCTGTGGGTGCTGGCCATCAAGCGCATGCGCATGACGGCGGGCATCCAGCGCGCAGGCGCCCCGCCGATGCCTTACGAACAGATCCACAACGGGTTCGCGCGATGACTGACACCTCCGCAACGGCGCCGGCGGTGACCCGCATCGGCGAGGTCGCGACCGCCAGGCTGGACATCACCATCCTGGGCTGGGGCGACATCCTCCGGCCGCAGGATGACATCCTCGCCCAGCGCAGCGTCGGGAAGGGCCTAAAGCTGTATGAGGACCTGGCGCGCGACGCCCGCGCCGGCGCCGTGCTCGACAAGCGCAAGCGGGCCGTGGTGGCGCGTGACTGGACGGTGACGCCGGGCGGGCCGAAGCGGGCGGACAAGCAGGCGGCGAAGCTGGCCGAGCGCGTCCTGGATGGCGAGTGGGGCCTCGCCTTCGACAAGCTCTGCCTCGATCTGCTCGACGCCCAGCTCAAGGGCTATGCCGTCAGCGAGCTGATCTGGGAGATGCGGGACGGATTCGCCGTCCCGGTGCAGGCCAAGGCGCGAGATCCGCGCCGCTTCGTGTTCAGCCGGGATTGGGAGCTGCGGCTCCTGACCCCGGAGAACCAGCTCGACGGGATGGCGCTGCCGCCCCGGAAATTCCTGGTGCATCGCTTCGGCACCAGCTTCGACCCCTACGGCCTCGGTCTCGGGCATCGCCTGTTCTGGCCGATCTTCTTCAAGCGGAATTCGTTGCAGTTCTGGGCGAGATTCTGCGAGCGGTTCGGGACGCCCTTCATCAAGGGCACCGCCGCCCCCGGCCAGGACCCTGGCGAGCTGCTCAAGCACCTCATCGGCCTCGGCCAGGACAGTGCGATTGCCGTTCCCGATGGAACGCTCGTCGAGCTGCTCGACGGCGCCAAGTCGGCCGGCGTCGACACCTATGAGAAGTTCTGCCGCTACCTGGACGAACAGATCTCCGAGGCCGTGCTCGGCGAAACGCTCTCGACCAATGTCGGCCAGGCCGGCAGCCGGGCCGCGAGCCAGACGCACAACGAGGTCCGGCAGGATCTCTGCGACGGCGACTGCGATGAGCTGTCGGCCACGCTGAACGGCCAGCTGCTGACCTGGCTGACCGAGGCCAACTATCCCGATGCCGCGCCGCCGACCGTCTGGCGCCCCCGGCCGGAGAACCGGAAGGAGAATGCGGAGACGGACAAGGCCGAGACCGACGCCAAGTCTGCCGCGGTCGACTATGTCGAACGGATGCGGCGGGCCGGCTACGAACCCGAGGACCCCGACGCCGAGTTCGTCGACCAGGCCAAGGGCCGGTGGTTCTTCGTCGGCCGGCCGGCACCGGAGGTGACGCCGCCGCCGGCCGTGCAGCAACAGCCGGCCGCCTTCGCGACGCCGGCCGAGCGCGATCCGGCCGACGATCTCGTCGACCAGGTTGAGGAGACGGCCGGCCCGGCGCTGGACCAGATGATCGACGCGATCAAGGGCGAGCTGGACGAGTCCGTGAGGCTGCGCGAGACGCCGGCGCAGTTCGCCGAGCGGCTGGCCCGGCTGGAGTCGACCGTGCCGATCGACGGCTTGGCCGAGCTGCTGCGCGACGGCCTGGCGCTGTCGGCCGTGACCGGCATGGGCGACCAGCTCGATGGCCGGTGAAGCCGTCCAGGTCGCTGCGGCGCCGGTCCACTTCGTCGAGGCGATCGACTACTTCCGCAGCAAGGTGAACCTGCCGACCAATAGCTGGTCGGACCTGATGCACCAGGCGCACACCCGCGCATTCTCCGTCGCGGGCGCGACGTCGACCGCTTTGCTCGCCGACTTCCGGGAGGCCCTGGACCGCGCGATCTCGGCCGGCGGCACGCTGGAGACCTTCCGCCAGGACTTCGACCGGATCGTCGCCCAGCATGGCTGGGCCTATCGCGGCGGCCGGAACTGGCGCAGCCGTGTCATCTTCGAGACCAATGTGCGCATGGCGTACAGCTCGGGCCGATGGCAGCAGGCCCAGCGGCTGAAGGCGACCAGGCCCTATGCTCGCTATGTCGACGTCCATGATTCACGCACCAGGCCGGAACACTACGCCTGGCACGACATCATCCTGCCGATCGATCATCCGTGGTGGCGTACCCACTGGCCGCCCAACGGCTGGAACTGCAGGTGCCATGCCCAGAGCCTGTCGGAGCGGGACCTCAAGCGCTTCGGCCTGAAGGTCACCATCGACCCGCCCGAGATCGAGATGGAGCCGCGCGAGGTGCGCGCGCCGGACGGCTCGGTCGAGACCGTCTGGACGCCGAAGGGCATCGACACCGGCTTCGGCTACAACCCCGGCGACAGCTGGATGCGGGGCGTCACCCCGCCCGAGCTGCGCAAGCCGCTGCCGCCGCCGGACGTGCCCGCTCCAGCGTCTCCGCCTCCGCCGATGCCGGCGCCGCAAGACCCTGGTGTCACGTCGATGCCGGACGGCCTCGCAGAGGAGGACTATGTCCGCGCGTTCTTGCGGCCGTTCGGCGCCGATATAGGCCGGTCCGTTGTCTGGCGCGATCCGAGCGGATCGCGGATCACTCTTTCCGACGAGCTGTTCCGCAACAGCCGGGGCGAGCTGAAGGTGACCAAGTTCGATCGCCACCGGCAGATTCTCGCCCTCGCGATGGCCATCCTCGATCCCGACGAGATCTGGGTGGACTGGCAGAACATCGCCCCGAAGGACACGCCACCGAAATGGCGCCTGCGCCGGCGCTACATCCGCCGGTTCGACATGGACGGGCGCAAGGGCGGGATCGCCATCTTCGGTTGGATGGACCAGGGCTGGAGCGGCGCGACGGCGTTTCCGCCGGATACGGTCTCGTATCTCGATCGCCAGCGCACGGGAGTGCTGCTGTACCAGCGTCCATGATGACGGCCGGGAACCCGCCCCCCGGCCTGCCCCACGCCTTAACGATGCCGGGCGGTGCGGCTCAGTCGTGGCGGCAGTAGAAGACTACCATAGCAGGTCGCAGCTTGCCATGGCATGCTGCCCGGATCGAAGCCCTCCCACGGGCGACACCGTCCCGAAGGCAAGACAATGTCGGCCGATCTGTATTTCCAGAACGTCGAAGTTGAAAATTTCAGAGCATTTCGGAAGCTCAACATAGAGAAGTTCTCTCGCATCAATGTAATCGGCGGATTTAATGCGGTTGGAAAATCAACGCTGCTTGAGGTTCTTTTTCTGACTGTTGATCGCAGGAATTTTCTAAGCATGATAAGGCCGTACGCCTGGCGCAGAATGCCTACGGAGGGAAGATTTTCCCTTAGATCCTTCTTTCCGATGCAAGATTCAGATTTCGCCCATATCGAGCATCAGAGCAGATTGGGCAAGATTCGTATTGATTTTGCTTATGCTGAGATTCCCGCAAAGACCGTCGTCGAAATAAATTCGGCCGCTATAACTCGGTCGACGGGCGAAACTCCGTTCGTTCAAGAGAACGAATTGGGGACAAAAGGTGTGATCATGAAATCGACCGTTAATGACGAAAAAGACGGCTCGATCTTATTTGTTGAATCTAGCACTGGAATCTTAACAAAGATTAACGAGAATGGAATTCACCCCATTCCAAATGCTAAATACCTGAGCGTTTCAACAGGTGTTTTGCAGACAGACGATGTTCAAAGCCTTTCGGACGCAACGATGGCTCGGTTTTTACCAGACATCGTAGCTGACCTCAAGGCGGTACTTCCTAGAATCCAGGGGCTCCAAATACTAATGCTTGGAGGTCAGCCCGCGATACATGCGGTTATGGACGACGGTCAGATATTTCCAATGGCATTGCTGGGGGACGGGGCCAAGGGAATGCTCGCCCTCATGCTGTCTGTCTATAATAATAAGCATGGAGTGATTTTTATAGATGAACTCGATTCGGCGTACCACTATTCAGTGGTGGCGAAAATCTGGGGAAAGATCAGCGAATTGGCCAAGAAACTTAATGTGCAAATATTTATAGTCAGCCATTCGCGCGAAACTATAACTAGTATCGCGAAGGGCGTGGCTGATGCAGGTAATTCTAACGAGTTTCTCTATATGAGACTTGAGAAGAAAGACGGAGATCATAACTGTGTGTACTATACGGCACAAGATGTAATCGACTCTGGTCACTTCGAGATAGAGATTAGGTGACACTATGCCGAAATATTTTATCGATGACGTCAGATCAAGTTCGGGAAAGCTCAAAATAGCGGATTATTTGATATTTGTTGAAGGGAAAGATGATGCGTGGTTTTTTGAGTGTCTAATGGATCACATGAGGATCGATCCGACAAAAGCTTCCGTGAATTATGCCGGAGGTAAGGATCGCCTCGCCTCATATATCGGGCTAGCCCTTCGGTCCCATGATTATACTTCAAAGAGGGTGCTGGGGTATGCCATCGTCCGAGATGCCGACGGTGACAAGGACGTCGCCGAGAAAGCCATAGAAGAAATATTGCAGGAGTTAGGTGAAGCCTGCCCGAGCGCCGGAAGCGTAGGTCAGACCGTCGACGGGCGTCGCCTAGGATTCTACTTGTTTCCAGGAAACGGGAAGATTGGCGATTTAGAAACACTGCTGTTGGGAGTGGCCGCTCACCCGATGAAGGCGGCATCTATAGCTACTCACTATTCTGATATTGTGGCGAAACATGGCGAGTTGGACCATTCGAGCAAGAGAATGGTCCAAGCTTACCTTGCCGTGGCGAGTTCTCCGCTCTGCTCCGGAGCCGGGCGCGGCATGCAAGTCGGAGCGTTCGATCGCTCCGCGCCCGCATTGAATGATATCGCCCGATTCATCAGAGATCTGATCATATAGACGCTGAGCGGCGCAGGATGCCGGGATTACCGCAACCCCGGCCACCCCCCCCCGTCCGGGCTCCCTAAGTCCGTAGAGGCCGTTAGACCCCCGTTAGCGACGATGCTGCGGGCGCGTGGACATAGCGGTCGCGCAATGGCAGCCTGAGACCGTCCAGGAGGGGCGCTCTGCCCCAACGATTGGGCCAGCTTAGGCCGGGGCCTCCCAACATATCACAGCCCTCGATCCCGTTCCGATCGAGGTTCGCCTGTGCCCAACGCCCCGCTCAATCCCTTCGACGCCTTCCGCGCCGGCACCCGCACGGACGCCAGCGGCGCCCGCGTCACCATCACGGCGGAGGATCTGGCGGCGTCGGCTGCCGCGTATGACCCGGCGCTGCGCCCCGCACCGCTCGTCATCGGACATCCCAAGATCGAGGACCCGGCCTGGGGCTGGGTCGGGAAGGTCGAGGCCAAGGGCAACACGCTGCGGGTCGCGCCCGAGCGGGTCGAGGCCGCCTTCACCCAGCTCGTCAATGACGGGCGGTACTCCAACGTTTCCGCCTGCTTCTACCGGCCCGACGCCAAGTCCAACCCGGCGCCCGGCACCTGGTACCTCAAGCATATCGGCTTCCTCGGCGCCCACCCGCCTGCGGTCGAGGGGCTGCCGCCGGTCCAGTTCGCGGCCGAGGACGACGGCGACACGGTCGAGTTCGCCTGGGCCGAGCGCACCCTCGCCAGCATTCTCCGCCGCCTCCGCGAATGGCTCATCAGCAAGGACGGGCTGGAGACGGCCGACCAGGTGATCCCGACCTGGGACGTGGACTTCATCGCCGAGGCCGCGGCCAGGCCCGATGACCCGGTCGCGAGCCGCGTCGCCTATGCGGCGCCGGCCACGCCCACCACTGACACCCCCACCATCACGGAGAACCCGATGTCCGAAGAGGACAAGGCGGAGCTGGATCGGCTGCGCCAGGAAAACCAGGCGAAGGACCGGCAGCTCGCCGCCTTCGCCGCCCAGCGCCGGCAGGAGGCCGAGACGGCCTTCGTCGACGGCCTGGTCGCCCAGAACAAGGTGCCCGCCGGCCATCGGGCGGAGGTCGCCGCGTTCCTGGCCGCGCTGGACGACAGCGAGGCCGTGGCCTTCGCCTCGGGGGAAGGCGCCGAGAAGGAGACGCCGGCCGCCTTCTTCCGCCGCTTCCTGTCGGCGCTGAAGCCGACGGTCGCCTTCGGCGAGGTCGTCGGCGCCGGTGGCCGCCCGGCCGAGGAATCGCCGAAGTCCATCGCCGATCGCGCGGCCAGGTATCAGGCCGAGCAGGCGGAGCTGGGCCACGCCGTCAGCTTCGCGGCGGCGGTCGACCACGTCACCAGCTTCGGGGAGGCCCGCCGTGCGTAACCATGGCCTGGTCAAGACCTTCACTGCCGCTGCGGCCATCGCCGGCCACCGCATCGTCAAGTTCGGCGCCGACGACGACACCGTCGCCCTGGCGACCGCGCCGGCCGACAAGACCATCGGTGTAGTCGACTTTCTAGGCTCCATCGGGCCGGGCATCTCCTGCGACGTCGTCCTGACCGGGGTCGCGGAGGTCGAGTATGGCGGCCCCGTGACCCGCGGCGACGATCTGACCGCCGACGCCCAGGGCCGGGCGGTGGTCGCCGCCGCCGGCAATCGCGTCATCGGCAAGGCGATGGCGACCGGCGTCCTCGGCGACATCGGCTCCGTCCTCATCGATCGCGGCGTCGCCGCCTAACTCCCAAGAGAGGTCCCATGGCCATTCAGGCGCCGTTCCCGGTCGACCCGAAGCTCACCGCCGTTGCGGTGGGCTACCGCAACCAGGCGTACATCGCCGACCAGGTGCTGCCCCGCGCGGTGGTGCCGTCCCGCCTGTTCAAGTGGTGGGAATACCCGATCGACGAATCCTTCGCGACCGGTGACACCAAGGTCGGCCGCACGGGCCGTCCCAACGAGATCGAGTTCCGCGCCCAGGAGCGCGACGGCTCGGTCGATGACTACGGCCTGGAGGACCCGATCCCCCAGGAGGACATCGACATCGGCGCCACCATGAACTACGACCCGCGGACCCACGCGACCGAGCGGCTGACCGACTACATCGCCCTCGGCCGCGAGATCCGCGCGGCCCGGTTGCTGTTCAGCCCGGCCACCTATCCGGTGGGCAACAAGATCCAGCTCGCCACGCCGGCCGACCGCTGGGACGACTACGAGAACAGCGATCCGATCGAGGACATCCTCGAAGGTCTCGACGCCTGCCTGGTGCGGCCGACCATCGGCGTCCTCGGCCAGAAGGTGTGGTCGAAGCTGCGCCGGCATCCGAAGGTCGCGAAGGCGATCCACGGCAACTCCGGCGACCAGGCGGTGGCCACGCGCCAGGCGGTGGCCGACCTGCTGGAGCTGGAAGAGATCATCGTCGGCCAGTCGCGGCTGAACACGGCCCGCAAGGGCCAGCCCGCCGCGCTGTCTCGGGTCTGGGGCAATCACGCCGCGTTCATCTACCGCAACCGCAACTTCTCGTTCCGTTCGCCGGACCTGACCTTCGCGGCGACCGCGCAATGGGGCGACAAGGTCGCGGGCTCGCGCCCCGACCCGGACATCGGCCTCCGTGGCGGCGAGCGCGTCCGGACGGGCGAGAGCGTCCGCGAGCTGGTGATCGCCGCCTATGCCGGCTACCTGATCGAGGACGCGGTCAGCTGATGGCAGACGCCAATCCCACACGCCGCGTTGCCCTGGTCGCGATGAAGTATCGCGGCCAGCGCTTCGAAATCGGCGATCCACTCCCCGACCTCTCGGAAGCGGACGTGTCCCAGCTTGGCGAGCGCATCGGCCCGGCATCCGCTAACGCCAGCCGCAAGGGCAAGGCGAAGTGACCTACGCCACCCAGGCTCAGCTCGAGGCCCGGTACGGGGCCAAGCTGCTGGGGCAGCTCACCGACCGGGGCCAGCCCGCGACGGGCCAAGTCGACGCCGAGGTTGTCGAGCGCGCCTTGGTCGACACCGACGCGACGATCGACGGCTACCTTGCCGCACGCTACCGGCTGCCGATCGCATCCGTGCCCAAGCTGTTGGTCGACATCGCCGAGGTGGTCGCAGTCTACAAGCTGCACCGCAAAGCGCCGGACGAGAAGATCGCCGCGGACTACCGCGACGCGATCAGGACGCTGCAGGACCTGGCGGCCGGCCGGCAGCGGCTGGACCTCGACGGCATCGAGCCCGAGGCCGGCCCCGGCGCCGGGACGGCCTCGGCCAGCGCGCCGCGCGTGTTCACGCCCGAGAACCTGCGGGGCTTCGCCTGATGGTCGGCATTTCGACACGGGTCGACAGCGCTGTCGTCCAGGCGGCGCTTGGGCGGGTGTCCGAGCGGATGACGAACGCCCGCGGCCTGTACGACAATATCGGCGCCGCGATGGTGGTCTCGACCCAGGCCCGGTTCGAGCGCGAGCAGGCGCCGGACGGCAGCCCTTGGCCGAAGTCCCTGCGCGCCTTGATCGAGGGCGGCAACACGCTGCGCCTGTCGGGGCGGCTGTACCAGAGCATCACCCACCTGGCCGATGATCACGGCGTCGAGTGGGGGAGCGACGTCGAGTACGCCCGCATCCACCAGATGGGCGGCACCATCGTGCCGAAAGCCGCTGGGGCGCTGCACTTCAAGTTGCCCGGGGACCTGGGCTGGCGCATGGCGGCCTCGGTGAAGATGCCGGCACGGCCGTATCTCGGCATCGACGACGACGACACGGCCGAGATCGTCGCCCAGGCCGAGGACTGGCTCGCCATCGCGGAGCCGCGGCCATGACCGTGGTCGACGAGGTCATGGCGCGGCTGGCCGAGAGGATCCCGAGCCTGGCCGGCCGGATCGGCCGGGCCGGCGAGCTGGAGGCGCTGATCAAGGCCGGCTCACTGCCGCAAGGGGGAACCGCGGCCTTCGTCGTGCCGCTGGGCTTCCGCGCCGGCGCACCAACCTCGGCCACCGGTTTGCACAGCCAGGAGCTGGTCCGGCGCCTGGCCGTGATCCTGGTCGTGGAGTTCGCCGGCGATGCGATCGGTGAGGCCACCATCCCGGAGGTCGACCAGCTCGAAGACCTGGTCCTTCGGGCCGTGGCCGGATGGAAGGCGCCGAGCGCCTGGGGGCCGCTCGCAGCCGAGCGCGGCGCGCTTCTCGGTCTCAATGCCGGGACGGCCTTCTACCAGGTCGATTTTTCCATGTCGCAACTTCTGAGGGTCACCCCATGAGCATCCCAAAGGCGGGCGGCAGCTACGTCCGCAAGCCGGACGGCACGCTGCAGCGTGTCGCCTTCACCGACACCCGGCCGCAGGCGCCGGCCCCGGCGCCGCAGCCGGCGACAACGCCCGCCGCGGCGCCCGAGGCCCCGGCCGACACCCCCAAGACCAACGCGAAGGGCTGATCCATGGCCGAGCCGCTGCGCTGGGAGAGCAAGACTCTCCTGATCAAGACCGAGGCCACCTACGGCACCGATGCCGCTCCCACCGCGGCGGACGCCATGCTGGTGACCGACGTCGAGTTCCGCCCGATGGAGGGGACGGACGAGGCGCGCAACCTCGAAATGCCCTGGCTTGGCGCGGACGAGGAGCTGCCCGCCGGCCTGCACGCGATCCTGACCTTCAGCGTCGAGCTGGTCGGGTCCGGCACCGCCGGCACGGCGCCGGCCTGGAGCCCGATCGCCCGCGCCTGCGGCCTGGCTGAGGTCATCACCGCCGGGACCAGCGTCGAATACCGTCCGGTCAGCCGGGCGCATGAGGCGGTGACGGTGCATTTCTTCATCGAAAGCACCAAGCATGCGCTGATCGGCACCCGTGACACCGCCGTGCTGCAGGTCGAGGCCCAGAAGATCCCCAAGCTGCGGGTCACGCTCACCGGCCTCTGGCGCAAGCCGACCAAGCAGGCGCCGCCGGCGGGCATCAGCTTCGCCGGCTTCAAAGACCCCGAGCTGGCGACGTCCGTCAATACGCCCGTCTACCAGATCGACGGCATCACGATGGTGATGCGGTCGACCAACGTGGATCTCGGCAACGACGTCCAGGGCCGGTTCCTGGTGGGTTCGGAGTCCATCCTGATCGTCGATCGGGCGGAGTCCATCGCCGCCGTCGTAGAGGCGATGGAGCTGGACGTCTTCGACCCCTTCGACGCCGCGGTCGAGCGCCGCAAGGTGCCGTTCCTCATGCAGCACGGCACGGACCCCGGCTTCATCACCGAAGTCGAGTGCCCGAAGTGCCAAGTCAAGCGGCTGAGCGGCTACCAGAACAATCAGAAGATCGTCGAGTGGCCGCTGTCCCTCACGCCGCTCCCGACCGCCGGCAACGACCAGTTCACCATCACGCTCACCTAAAGGACACAGCTCAGATGTTCAAAGTCGAGGCCAATCCGACCTTCAAGCGCAAGGTCGAAATCCGCACGCCGACCATGGGCGGCGGCTACACGGATTCGTCCTTCTTCGCGACGTACAACCTGCTGTCGGTCGAGGAGACGAACAGCTTCGACCTGATGAAGGCCGACGACACCACACGGTTCCTGCATCGGGTTATTGTCGAGCTGTCCGACATCACGGATGAGACCGGTAAGACGCTGTCCTACAGCGATACCGTCCGCGACCAGGTGCTTAATCATCCGATCGCGCGACGCGGCCTGATCGACACGTATTTCGACGGCATCACGGCGGCCCGAAAGGGAAACTGATCGAGGCGGCCCAGCGATGGGCGCGCGGAAAGCCCAGCCGGGCGGAGGGCGAGCCGGAGGCCATCAAGGATCTCCGGCGGCTCGGCGCCACCGAGGCCGAGATCGCGGAGGCGAAGCGACGCCTCGGTCTCCTCTCGACCGGCGACTTCGGCGTGTTTCCCGAGAACTGGCCCGCCGTCTGCGCCTGGTCCGCCGTCTGCACCCAATGGCGCACCGGCGCCGTTCCCGGCGGGCTCGGTCCCGGCCGGATCCTCTACCTCGGCCTCGACTACGCCGGCGCCCGCGCCGGCCTCGCCCTGGCCAGTATCGACAACACCCCTGAACTCTGGGCCGGCCTCCAGATCATGGAAGGCGCGGCGATCGAGGAACTGAACCGCCGATGACCCTCAAGATCGCGATGCGCATCGATGTCGACGCCGATGAGGCCGAGAAGCGCGTCCGCGACTTCAAGGCGTCGATCGCAGACATCGGCAAGGCGGCGCCGGCCGACGGTGCGGCGGCGGCGATCGACCAGATCGGCGATGCGGCGCAGGCCGCGGCAGCCGACACGGCGAAGCTGACCACGGCCGAGCAGGCGGCCGGCGCCGCTGCCGCCGCCATGGCGCGCCAGGCCGCCACGGCGGCCAACGATGCTGGGACGCTGGGGCAGAGGTCCGGTGCGGCCGGCCGCGATGTCGCCGAGCTAGCGGCTGCGGCGCGGGCGATGAGTGCCGCTGCCGCGGCCATGGCGCTGCAGGCGGCCTCGGGCGCTGCCGGCGTCCGCCAGCTCGGCGCGGCGGCGCAGCAGGCCACCGGCGAGGTTGCCGGGCTGGAGCGCCAGGCCGCCAACAGCAACAGCGCGGTTTCGGTCCTTACCGGCTCGCTCGGCGGCCTTCGCGGGATGCTGGCGGCGCTCGGGATCGGCGTCACGGTCCAGCAGCTCACCCAGATGGCCGATGGCTGGACCATCGTCGGCAACCGCCTGCGCCTGGTCGCGGCCAACGAGAACGACGTCACGCGTCTCCGGCTGGCCGTCTTCGGCCTGGCGCAGGACACCCGCAGCGCGCTCGGCTCCACGGCCGAGCTGTTCTCGGGGATTTCGCGCGCCGCCGCGACCCTCAAGGTGTCCGAGGGCTCGATCCTCGCCGTGACCAGGACCATCAACCAGGGCTTCCGCGTCTCCGGCGGTTCCCAGGCGTCGGCCGACGCCGCGGTCATGCAGCTGCTGCAGGGTTTGTCCTCGGGCGTCCTGCGCGGCGAAGAGTTCAACAGCGTCATGGAGCAGGCACCGCGCCTGGCCCAGGCGCTCGCGGATGCCTTGGGCAAGACCCGGGGCGAGCTTCGCGCGATGGCGGAGCAAGGCCAGCTCACGGCCGAGACCGTGGTCAAGGCGCTGCTGTCCCAGGCCGAGGCGATCGACGCCGAATACCAGCGGATGCAGGCGACCATCGGCGAAGGCTGGACGGTCATGTTGAACGGGGCGGAGCGGTGGGTGGGCCAAGCCGCAGCCGCCACCGGCGCCGCCGCTCTGCTCGCGAATACCCTTGTGGCGCTCGGGGGCAACTTCGAGCTGGTGGGGGCTGCGGTCGCCGGCCTGGCGGCGGTTGGGCTCGTCCGGCTGGCGACTTCCATGAGAAGCAGCATCGCTGATGCCGCTGCTCGGCGTGCGGCGGTGCTCGCCCAGTCGCAGGCGGAAGTGGCCGCGGCCCAGGCTGCCTACCAGCACGCCGCCGCTGATCTGGCAGCGGCACGGGCTGCCGTCCAGAGACGAGCCGCGATTGGGGTGTCGGTTGAAGCTCTTGCCCAGTTGCGTGCTGCCGATCTCGCCGCAGCGACCGCGGCCGAGGCGAATGCAGCCGCGACCAGCGCGAATGCGGCAGCCCAGGAGCGGGCGAGCATGGCGGCGCGGGCGCGGGGCTTGGCATCCAGCGCGCTGACCTTTGTCGGCGGCGTTCCCGGCATCGTGGCGACTGCCGCCGTGATCGGAGTCACGCTCCTGGCAACCGCCCAGGACGCTGGCGAGCGCTCGGCGCAGTCCTACTCCCGTGCCATGGAGCTGGCGGCGCGCTCCCTCGACTACGTGCCGCAGGCCGCGGAGGCGGCGAGCGGCGCAGTCAAGCAGCTGGGCACCGACATGCTGGCCTCGACGCAGGCGGCGGCAAGGCGCAGTGCCGAGGACGCGACGGCGGCGATCGACGCGATCCAGGCAAGGATCTCGGGCGCAGCCGGCCGGGCGACCGTGTCCGCCGGCGGCTCGCTGCTGGACCGGCTGTTCGGCAATGACGCTGGCCTCGAGTTCACCAAGTTGGCCGACGAGGTCGAGAAGTCGACCCCACGCACGGTGGCCGAGCTGGACGGCGTTATCGACCGGCTGAACGGCGTGCGCGAGCGGGCGCAGGCCCTCGGCGCCGGCGGCGTGGTGACCCGCATCGACACCTTCACCAAGGCGCTGCTCGACCAGCGGACGGTCCTGGCGGAGGAGGAGAATCGCCTCGCCAACGCCAACCGGGTGCTCGCCGAGACCGAGCGCCGGCAGCAGGCTGCGGCCCGTGAAGCACAGGGCTTCAACCAGGCCCTGCGCGAGCAGCGCGACATGATGAACCGGTACACCGGCAATGACGGCGCCGGTGTCCGCCGGGATATCGCCGCAGCCGCGGCACCGCAGGTCACCGCCGCGCGTGGTGCCGCGGCGGCGCTGGACAGCGCCGGCTTGGCGGGTCTGTCCCGGTTTCGGGTCGAGCAGCAGCTCGCTGCGCAGGCCGCGAAAGACGCCGAGAAGATCTTCAAGGACTATCAGGCCGCGCAGGGGGTGACCGGCGAAAAGGCCCTTTCGCTGGCCGAAGGGCTGAAGTCGCAGAACGCGCAGCTGCGCCTGGCCGCGCAGGCGGCGCAGGAAGCCGGACGCGCCACGGCCGAGCTGAACGCCGAGACCGAGCGGCGAGAGCGCCTGGCCAAGCTGGACCAGGACAATCGCGACCTGCAGGTGGCGCTTCTGGCCTGGCGCGCGCTGCCCAATGGCGTGCGGGACTATGCCCGCGCCGTGGAAGAGGCGACCGTCTCCAGCCGTGCGGCGGCCATGGCGCGGGATATCGGCCGCGGCGACGATCCGGCGGCGATCGAGGCCATCACGGCGAAGCTGCGCCAGCGGCTCGACCTGGAACGGCAGATCAAGGAGGAGCAGGACAAGCAGGCGCTGGCGGCCCGAATCCACGACACCGCGACCGGCGGCCTGTCCGGCTACAACCGCGAGCTGGAACTCGCGGCGAAGCTCCTGGCGGAGGGCCGCATCAGCCAGGAGGAGTTCTCGGCGGCGGCGTCGCGCATCTCGGTCGAGGGCTTCGAGGCGTACAGGAAGGCCGTCAAGGACGGCAACACCGAGCTGGCCGCCGCCATCAAGGCGCAGATCGAGGCCCAGGCCAAGATCGCGTGGGGGGCTATGCAGGCCAAGGCGGCGCTCGATGACGTGATCAGCCGGGCGCTCGACGCCATGATCTCGCTGACCCAGGCAGGATCGCAGGCGGGCGGCATCCTCGGCTGGGTCGCCGGCATGGCCAACGGCGTCCTGACCCGCGCGCGCCAAGCGCAGGGTGAGCCGGAGACGGTGCCGAGCTGGGACGAGTATTGGAAGGGCGTCCAGGGCCAGTGGTCGACCTGGAGCCAGGGCCACGGCGGCTCCGGTGGGTCGAAGAAGGAGTCCGACTTCGACAAGGAGTCGAAGCGGCTCAAGGATCAGATCCGCGACGTGCAGCTGCAGGCCGACACCATCGGCCTGTCGTCCGAGGCCGCGGCCCGGCTGACCGCGCAGCGCCGGCTGCTGACCGCGGCCGAGCAGGACGGCCGGAAGGTCACGGCCGAGCTGACCGCCGAGATCGACAAGCAGGCGGATTCCTACGCCAAGGCGTCCGAGGCGCAGCGCCAGGCGCAGATCGCCCAGCGCCAGCGGGAGACCCTGGCGGGGAATACGGTCTCGCTCGTCGGCTCCACGGCGCGCCCGGCCGAGGCCCGCAGCCGCGAGCTGGCCGACTTGTCCCGCATGGGGCGGCTGATCCAAGGCGGTGATCCGACCATGCTGGATAAGTTGGCGGAGTCGGGCTACTCGGTCGCGGACGCGCTCGAAGCCATCCGGCGCCGCACGCTGGAGCTGCAGAACCCCGGCCTGTCCGGCTTTCTCGACGGGTTCAAGACCAGCTTCCGTGAGCTGGCGACCACCATCGTCAAGGGCGGCGCCGATGCCAGCAACGCGCTGCAGTCCTTCCTGGACAGCCTCTACAGCCTGGCGCTGGACAAGTTCGCGTTCGAGCCGCTCGGCGAGGCGGCCGACGCGCTGTTCGACGACATCGCCCGCGGTGCCGGACTCGGCCGGTCGCCCGGCCCGACCCAGCCGGCCAATGACAACCCGAGTGGCGGCGGTATCGGCGGCCTGCTGGGCGGCCTGGCCAGCAGCCTGTTCGGAGGCGCGGCCAACGACAACGCGGCGGCGGCCTCGATCTCGATCGGCACGGCCTCTATCACGGTGGGTTCCGGCCTGCCGGGCATCGGCGGCGGCGCCAACGGCGACCTGCTGGGCGGCATCGCCCAGGCGGCGACCGACACCAAGATGGCGGCCGACCAGTTCAACCAGAATTTCGGCTCCGGCCTCAACTCGGTGACCGAAGGGGTCGAGCAGCAGGGCAGCGGCTTCCTGTCCGGCCTGGGCGGCGCGTTCGGGAGCATCGTCAACGGGATCGGCAGCTTCCTGGGCGATATCGGCGGCGGCATCGGGGACTTCCTCGGCTCGGTCGGCTCCTGGCTCGGCTTCGCCAAGGGCGCGGCGTTCGTCCGCGGCGCGGTGCAGCCCTTCGCCGCCGGCACCGTGGTGACCGGCCCGACCTACTTCCCGATGGCGGGCGGCCGCACCGGGCTGATGGGCGAGGCCGGCCCCGAAGCGATCATGCCGCTGATCAGCGGTGCCCGCGGCCTGGCCGTGCGCGCCGCCAATCACAACGGCCAGATCGTGCCGTTGCACCTGACCCGCCTGTCCGATGGCACGCTCGGCGTCGCGCTGCCGCCGGCCCAGCCATTCGCCCAGGGCGGCGTGTTCGGCGGCTACATCCCGGCGCCGCCGCCGGCAACGGTCGGCGGCGCGGCCGGCGCAGGTGGCGGCCAGCCGGCAGCGAACGTCAAGGTCGAGGTAGTCCGGGGCGACGGGGTGCGCGCGGACGTCCAGCAGGATCGCGGGCCGGATGGCGAGGAGATCATCCGGATCGTGACCCGGCGGGTCACCCAGAATTTCGTGCAGGGCATGGCGCGTGGCGACAGCGACGAGGCCCAGGCCATCGCGACCCGCTTCGCCCTCAACCGCGCGATGGGGAACCGGTCATGAGCGAGACCTGGCCGCTTGGACTGACCTACCAGCCGTCGCGGGACGATTTCGACTTCGACCCGCATGAGCCGAACCTCCGCACCGACATGGAGGCAGGACCGCCACGGGAGCGGGCGCGGTTCAGCCGGTCGCCAGCGACGTTCCGCCAGACATGGCTGTGGGACCTCGACGAGTTCGAGCTGTTCAAGGGCTGGTATCGCCACACGCTCGGCAACGGGCTGAAATGGTTCACAATGCCGCTGTTCACGGGGGCGAAGTACGAGCCGACCGAGGTGAAGTTCATCGGCCCGTACCGCCCGAAGCTGCGCGGCTCGATGACCTGGGCCGTCTCGGCGACGCTCCTCGTCCGCCAGCTCCCCACCATCAACGCCGACTCCGTCTGGTTCCTCGGGACCTACGGCCCCGCGGATGCGGCCCGGCTGATGGCGAGCTTGGACCAGCTCGTCAACGTCACCCTGCCCACCGCGCTTCCCACAGAGTGATCTCGATGGCCCTCGAAGACGATATCGCCAAGTTCCAGGCCAACGCGCAGCGCGCCAGCCAGATCGTCAACGGCGACGCCTCGACTGTCGTGCAGACTGATGGCGGGCCGGTGAAGAGCTTCGCCAACGCCATCAAAGGTCTGAACCTTGTCGGGGCGCGGCGCTACGCGACCAAAGCGGACCTCGACCTCGACCTCGCCTGGGACGCCGGCACGCTCGCCCAGGTCGAGAAGGATCCAATCAGGGACAACAACGGCGTATTCGAGAAGATCGGCAACGCCGGCGAGGGACGGTGGGTGTTCCTGAACCAAACGGCGTTCACCGAGCTGTCGGGCCAGGTCGCCCGCACCGGAGAGGACGTGGCGGCACTTCAGGATGTGGTCGTGCCAGAGAAGGACGTACCCGAGGGGGCCGTGGACGCCGACGGTTACCCGCTCCGCTACATCGTCGCGACGAAATCGGGGCGGTCGCCGATGCATGTCAACCGGCTGGGCGACATCCGCCTCGGCAACATCGCTCTCAAAAACCGCGTCTACACCGCGGATCCGACGACCGCGCCCGCCATTGAGGTGATCCGGACGCCGGGTCCGGGCCTGGTGTTCATCAACCGGAATGGCCGGGCCATCGCGCGGACACCGTCCTATCCGGATGAACGGATTCCGCTCATCGGCGGCGGGGCGGCGACCGCCAAGATGAACCGGACCGGATTGCTCGCGGATCGCAATTTGCTCATCGGCTACGGGCAGAGCCTGTCTAACGGGGCAATCAGTGGGGCGACTCCGTCCTCCGGCACGCCGGTGGTGCTGTCCACCACTCAGCCGTATCTGAATCTCAAATTCGCCACCGGCCCGCGCTTCGACGGGACGCAAGCCTTGACCGCCTTCGCTCCACTCACGGAAGTCGTCGGCGGCACCAGCGGCGAGACACCATGCTCCGCCGCCGCGAATGCACTGGTCGCGCGCATCGCCAAAACCACCGGCCTGGCTGCTTCCGAGCATGGAGGCGCCGTGCTCGCCGCAGCCTGCGGCCAGAACGGCTCCTCACTCGCCCAAATCGCGCCCGGAACCGCGATCTTCGACCGCATCGCCACCGTGATTGCAGCGGCCTACGACCTGACCCAGGCCGAAGGATCGACGCTGGCCGTCCCGGCGATGCTGATGACCCACGGCGAAGCCGATCAGGCGCAGCAGACCCCGCGGGCGACATATACGGCCGGCTTGCGTGCGCTGAAGGACCGCTTCATCGAGGTGGTTGCGGAGAAGGTGCCGTCGCAGCGGTTCCGGCCTTTCATGCTGACCGATCAGCCGGCCAGCCACCTGCGCTACTACAGCCGCCCGACGCCCCCCAACGGCCTTCCGACGCCGGAGATCGCCCTGGCTCTGCGGGATGCTGCGATCCAGGACCCCGACATCTTCTGCATCACGCCGCTCTACTGGGCGGACCACTACGAGGGCGACTGGGTCCATCTGACCGTGGAGAGCTACCGCATGCTTGGCCACTACTACGGCCGGGCTGGGCACAAGATCATGCTGGCGCGGGCCTTGGGCGAGCCTGACCCGGTAGTGGCCGTCGACCTGATTTCTGCCGAATGGCAGGGCCGGGTCATCGATCTCCATCTCAGCGTCCCCGAGGGCCGGCTGCAGTTCGAGACCTCATGGGTGGCGGCGGCCCCGAACATGGGCCTCGACCTGTTCGACGCCGACGGCACCGTGATCGACGAGATTGTGTCCGTGGACCTCCGGGGTCCTGATCGTGTGCGTGTCGTCTGCTCGGGCACGCAGCCGGCCGGCACCACCCTGCGCTATGCCGCTGGCCGCCCCAGCGTTCAGACCGTGTCGGGCCGGCTGGCCGGGCCGCGCGGCAATCTTTGCGACACCGCAGGGCTGACCGACCGCTACACGGACAGCAGCGGCGTCGAACGCCTGCTCCACAACCGCTGCCTGGTCTTCGAAACCGCCAAGCCTTGAGGGTGCTGAATGCCTGTTTACGTCATGCTTCCGGGTGACGATTTCGACGATCCGACCATGCCGATCGTCTACACGCCGATCGACCGGCGCCGCCTGCTCGGCTGGTGGCGCTTCGATAACGGCGAAGCTAGCCTGAACGCCCTGGGCGGCTTCGGCGGAACCCTGGCTAAGGAGGGATCGCCAACCTTCCTGGCCGATGGAGTCAAGACCGACTGGAACAATCGGCTGGCCACCGCCATTGCCGACCGTCTCACCTGCACCGTGATCGTCGTGGCCCGGCCGGCATCGGTGGGCGCGCCGTATCGCATTCAGGCAGTCTCCTCGCTTGGCGTCGCCGCCACGCGCGACAACGGCCGCGTCTGCTACCTGGTCGGCGACAGCACCGGCTACATCTCGACCCGGGCACGAGACGCCGCCGCGGGTCTGGTCGCGGTGAACTCCCCCGCTGTCCCGCTCTCCGACCTCGGCGGTCATCGGTTCTCGGCGCATGTCTTCGACCAAGAGGCCGGAGAGCTTCGGCTGTTCGCGCCCAGATACCAGTCGGCGATGGTCTCGACGCCAATCACCATGGGGGCCAATGCTGCCGGGACTGCTTTCCGCATCGGCGGCCCCGCACCCGGCGGGACTCAGCCGTCGCAATCCACTGAAGGTGTTCAGGCAGAGGTGCAGATCTGGGGGACGGCGCTGACCGAGGTGGAGATCCTGAGACTCTACGCCGAGAGCCAGGATTACTGGTCGGCAAAGGGCATCGCCCTGTGATGCTGAGCACAACGCGATGACCGCTCCCACCATCACCGCGGCGCTTGCCGAAGCCTATGCCTATGCCGCGCCCCAGACGCTAATCCTGCACACGCTGGAGATGCGGCATCCGGCGTTCCGCACCGAAAGCGGATCACCCGATGCCATCCGGGTCGTGCTCGATCACGACGATCATATCCTGACCCTCGAAGCCGACGCACCGCTTCACGGCGGTTTGGCGGTGGCGTTCAAAGGCTTCGCCTTCATGGTCGGACTGCCCGAGCAGGCCGCCGGCCGCCTGCCCGAGATGGAGATCACGGTCGACAATGTCAGCCGCGAGATCGCCGACCGCCTGGGCCAGGCCATCGCCGTGCGGGCACCGATCGAGCTGACCTATCGGGAGTACCTGGCCGCCGACACGTCAGCCCCGCAGCGGGTCATGAGCGGTTTCACGCTGCGCGAGGCCGTCGCCACCATTTACCGAGTGACCGGCCGGGCCGGCTTCCTCGACTTCATCAACCGCACCTTTCCGGGTCTCCGCTACACCCGCGAAGGCTTCCCGCTGCTCGCCCGATGACGCCTGCCGATTTCGTCAACAACCTGGTCGGGCTGCCCTGGTCACTGGGCGGCCAGGGGCCGGACACCTTCGACTGCTGGGGGCTCTGCCGCCACGTCCAGCGCGAGTTGTTCGGGCGCGAGCTGCCGATCGTCCGCGTTGGCACCGATGACGCTCTTACCATCGCGCGCACGATCCGGCACCACCACGCGCGCTCGGCCTGGACGCCGATCCCGGCAGCGGTTCACGGCGCGATCGTTGAAATGAGCCATGCCTCGACCCCGCACCACGTTGGCGTCTGGCTGCACCTCGACGAGGGCGGAGTCCTGCATGCGGCCCGCTCCGGCGGAGTTCTGTTCGACACCCCGGCCAAGCTGACCGCGGGCGGCTGGCGCTGTCTGACCTGGTACGATCATGCCGTTTGACGGGATCGAGCCGACAATCTGCCGGACGACGCCGCTCGGGCCGATCGCGCATTTCGAGCTGGCGGAGCCAGTGACCATCGCCGGGTGGCTGGAGAGCCACCCGATCGATCCGCGGATCCCGATCGTCTGCATCCGCAACGATGCCCCGGTGCTGCGCGCCGACTGGTCGTCCACCGTGATCGATCCGACCGATCGCGTCGCTTTCGTCGAGCTGCCGGGGGACGGCGGCGGCGGCTCGGCCGGCATCTTCCGGATCGTGGCCATGCTGGCGCTCGCCGTCGCCGCTCCGTACCTGGCGCCCGTCATCGCGGGCGCCGGGGCCACCGCGGCGACCCTGTCGCTGGTGACCGCCGGCATCACGCTGGTCGGCGGCGTCCTCATCAACATGATCCTGCCGCCGGCAACACCCCGGTCTCCCGGTGGCACGGGTGGGCTGCCGGCCGCGTCGCCGACCTACAATCTCCAGGCGCAGGGCAACCAGGCGCGCCTCGACCAGCCGATTCCCGAGCTGTTCGGCCGCCATATCATAGTCCCCGACTTCGCGGCGCCGCCCTGGGCGGATTTCCAGGACAACGAGCAGTTCCTGTACCAGCTGTTTTGCCTCGGCGTCGGTCGCTACCAGCATCACGAGGTGCTGATCGCGAACACCTCGCTCTGGCGCGAGGACATCGGCCTGACCGGCAACTTCGTCGGCGTCGAGCTGCAGTTCATCCCGCCCGGCGGCAAGGTGAAGTGGCCGTTCAACGTCGTCACCTCGGCCGAGGTTTCGGGCCAGAGCCTGCGCCACCTGCGGGCCGAAGGGAACGTCGAGATCCACGCGGCCGACCGGTCCATCCGGTTCACCGGCAACGACGGTCCCTTCGACCAGGACAAGTCGCAGGGCGCCGAGGGCTTCATCGTCGGCGATCGGGTGATCGTCAGCGGGTCGGCTCACAACAACGGCACGTTCACGATCGTGTCGATCTCACCCGACAGCAAGACGGTGATCGTGGCGGAGCCGGTGACGGACGAGTCCGCCGACATCGAGATCGTCCTGGAAGGCTGGGTCGGCCCCTTCGCGGCGTCCGGTCCTGGTCAGATCTGCAATAGGCTCGCCTTCGACATCGTGTTCCCGCAGGGGCTCTTCGAGGCCGACGAGAAGGACGGCGACATCGGCGACGAGTCGGTCACCTTCGAATGCCAGGCGCGCCAGATCGATGACATCGGCAACCCGATTGGGGAGTGGGTGACGCTCGGCACGCCCTTCGTGCAGCGGGCGACCGTCGACCCGCAGCGCATCACGGTGCCGTTCGACGTGGCCGATGGCCGCTACCAGGGCCGGATGCGGAGGACCAGCAGGAATTCCGACGAGACCAACGTCCGCGATATCTCGGTTTGGGGCGGGTTCCGCGCCTACATCGTGGGCGAGCAGACCTATCCCGACACCTCGCTTCTGGCTGTCCGCATCAAGGCGACGGACCAGCTGTCCGAGCAGTCGTCGCGCCAGTTCAAGGTCATCCAGACCCGCATGCTGCCGATCTGGACCGGAGCCGGATGGACCGAGGAGCGGCCGACGCGCTCGATCGCCTGGGCCGCGACCTACATGCTGCGGAACGATCGCTCCGGCGCGGGCGTGCCGGACAGCCGGATCGACCTCCCGGCCTTCCTGGCGCTGGACCAGGTGTGGGCGCAGCGCGGCGACACGTTCGATGGCATCTTCGACACCGAGCGTTCGTTCGAGGATGCGCTCGCGGCGCTGCTGCGGGTGGGCCGCGCGCAGCACATCAACCTGGGCGGCATCATCACCGTCACCCGCGACCGGCCGCAGACCATCGCCAAGGCGGTATTCACGCCGCGGTCCATCGTGCGCGGCACCTTCGAGGTCACGTATAAGCTCTGGGACCCGGACGCGCCGGACGACGTGATCGTCGAATATGTCGACGAGCGGGTCTGGACGGACCAGGAGGTGCGGTGTGCGCTCCCCGGCAGCGCGTCGAAGAAGCCGGCGCGGATGTCGCTGTTCGGCTGCGTCAAGCGGGACCAGGCGTTCCGCGAAGGCACCTATGAGGCGGCCGTCAACTCCCGCCGGCGCGTGTTCGCCAAGTTCCAGGCCGAGATGGAGGGGCGTCTGCTCCAGCGCGGCGACCTGGTCATCGTCAATCACGACATGCCGCAGTGGGGGTATGGCGGCGATGTCATGGGGTTTGATCCGGCCACCCTGACGCTCGACCTATCCGAGCCGATCGGTTGGACAGGGGCGCAATTCTGGATGTCCTTCCGCCGGCCGACCGCCGGAGAATGGGGGCCGGTGAAGGTCTCGCGCGGGGCGCACGACGATCAGGTGATCGTGGACCGGGCGGATCACGACCTGGTCGCGTCCCAGCAGGGCGTCACGCTCGCACAGATCATGCGGCTCGATCCGGATGCTGTCGTGACGCAATGGGCGGCCGGGCCAGGGAAGGAGTTCATCAAGCGGTTCCTGCTCGTCTCGGCGAAGCCGATCGACCTCACGCACGCCGAGCTGCTGCTGCAGATCGAGGACGACTACGTCCATACCGCCGAGCAGGGCCTTCCGGTCCCGCCCATGCCGCCGATCCTGCCGCTGCCGCCGGACGCCCCGGTGATGCGCGACCTGCGGATTGCGCAGGACCCGAACAGCCTCGACCCGATCCTGCACCTGTCCTGGGCCGTGGCGCCGGGGGCGGCGAGCTACATCATCCAGACGTCGCGGGACACCATTGCCTGGTCGACGGTCTATGCCGGCGAGGCCAACCGCGTCACCCTGCGGCCCGAGCCGGGGATGCTCTACATCCGCGGTGCCGCGGTCGGGACGTTCCGCGGGCCGTTCACCGCGCCGATCGGCGGGGTCTACGGCCAGCCGCAGATTCTGCCCGCGGTGGTCTCGGGCCTTGCCCTCGAAACCCGGTACGCCGCCGGCTCGGCACGGCTGCGGTTCAATCTGGCACCGCGCGCCGCATCCTACCAGGTGTCGGTCTACATCGAGGACGCCACGCCCGGCGTGTTCGACAAGCTCGCGTTAGCGCTCTCCACACCGCTGCCGCCGCTAACGATCTCGGCCGGCGACGTGCAGCCAGTCGGTGGCCCCTGGCGACGGTTCGAGATCCGGGTGGTCGGCGTCAACGAGGCTGGGCAATCCCCCACGCCCGCCGTGCTGCGCGTCCTCGATCCAGCGCCCGAACCGCCGGCCAACATCACCGTCACGCCCCAGCTCAACGGGCGGATGCGGGTGAGCTGGGATGCGGTCGCCGAGCCGGATTTCAAGTCGTATGCCGTCTACCGGGGATCGTCCGCCGACTTCACGCCGCTGCCGTCCAACCTGGTCTATGAGGGGACCGCGACCCAGCTCGAGGTCGACGCGCCGCCGGCCGGCCAGACGCACCATGTGCGGGTGGAAGCCCGAGACCTCTTTCCCGGTGACTACCTGATCTCGGCAGGAATTCCGCTGACGACTGCCCAGCAGCCGCCGCCGGCACCGGAGAACCCGGAGCTGACCAACGCCTACACCTCGCCGGATTTGGTGTTCCAGTGGGAGCCGTCGACCGGGGCGACCGAGTACCAGATCGCGGTGCGGCCGAACGGCCAGGCCACGGCGGTGCGCACCTACCGGGCGCTCTACAACGGCTGGACCTACACGGCCGACCTGATTGCGGCCGATGGCGGCCCCTGGCCTGCGCTGGAGCTGGACATCAGGGCCAAGAACGGTGCCGGCCTGTCGCCGGCGACCACGCTGGCGCTGCCGTAAGGCCGCCTGGCGGAGGCCAGCTCGGCCTCGCGGATCTTGAACAGGTGAATCCGAGGGGAGGCGCGGCGCGTCCGAGCCGCGCCTCCTCAACTAACCCAAGTCGTCGTCGGGATGCCGTGACATGCCAATGTCTTCGCCGCGGCAGACGCGCACGAGCAGGACGACACCTTCGACCCACAAGAGGCCGAAAAGGATCGCCGTCAGGAAGCTTGTAGCGTCGTGGATCACCGGCCGCTCTTTCGCAGTATCACATTCTCGCCGTCCTCGACGGCAAAGTCGCGCCGGGCTGCGAGGAACTCGTCGGTCGCCGTCTTGCAGCTCGGGTAGTCATGATAGTCGTCGAGAACGATCACACCGCCTGGGCTCAGGCGGTCGGCGACGGCATTGAGGCAGAACCGCACCGGGTCATACCAGTCGCAGTCGATGTGCGCGAAGGCGATGGATTGGACCGGTGCAACCGGCACAGTCTCCTCGAACAGGCCTTTGTGGAGGCTGATGGACCGACCGTCCACCGGCAGTCCGTGCCGTGCCATCGCGCGGCAGACGTCGCCGTACAGATCCTTGCGGTAACCATAATACACGTCGCCCCCGATGCCCTGCGAGGCGCCGCTGGCGATCACCTCGTATCGCTTCCGGGCCTTGGCATCGTCCTTTTCGGATGTCGGCGGCGGGATCATGCCGAAGACATCGAATCCGTGGAACGGCCGACCGGCCGCGGTGGCCTGCTTGCCCAGCAGGATCGTCGAGCCGCCGAGGGCGATGCCGAATTCAAGAACATCGCCGGCCACGCCGGCGCGCAGAACGCTGCGGGCTGAGCGCTCCAGCCGGTTCAGCTTCACGGGGGAGAGATAGGTCAGCCTGTCCCGGACCACCGCCCGTGCGGCGGGGCTCATCGATAACCTGTTCTGCACGCGCTTGATTCGCTGGATCAGCGACCGCATCTGCTCCCCCCACATTGCCACGCCGCAGGATAGGCGGCCCGTCCTGCTCTGTCACGCTGGCGTGGAGGCATGCCGTGGCCGCCGGCCTCGGCACCGGCAAATCGCCTAAGCAGGCGTTGGCTTTCGGGCCGCGCCATCAGCGCCACGGCCGCCGCACGGATCGTGCTCGCGACAGTACCAGGCAGTGCGGGCGCCGACCTCATGTCCGTAGCTGCCCCAGGCGGTGCAGCCGGGGGCCTCGCAATAGTGCGTCCAGTGGACGTCGTTGGGCTTTGGCGGGGTCAGGATGTCGGTCATGGGCGATCGATAGCGCGGCGGGGCTGAGTCGCCAAGTCGCTAAGCGCGCGGCCTGATCACCGCGTCGATCGCCTCCTGGGCTGCGCGGTTCACTGGTCCATCGTCCTCCGGCTCCGGCCCGACCTGCCAGATGATCTGAACGACACCGTTCGGCCGCACCTTGAAGCGTCCGCGGTACTCGGCGCTCCGCACTGTGCCTTCGTAGCCGCCGTGCGTAACCGTCCAGTCTGAAGCGTCGCGACCCTTGGCCATGCGCCAGCAACAGGCGCAGCAGATCGCGAGTTCCGATCAGTGGCGGGGTCGGCGTTTCGGTCGCCAGCCTCACCGTGGCAGCATGCAAAGTTGGATGCGGGAGGCTGCCCTGGTCCTGCAGCGCCGGCATTTCAAGATCAGCTCCAGCTTGATCAGCCGAGCCGTTGGGCCGAATGCCTCGACCAATTTGCGCCGGTCCAGCTCCCGCCGCGTCTTGCACCGGCCGCACAGCGCCACGATGGCGGTACCCGACGAGACGTCGGACAGCCGCATTCCGACGTCCCAATTGTCGACGATGCGTTCGCGGACCAAAGCACCCTAGCGCGCCTCCGGGTCGCCGTAGATCTGCCGCTCGGCCGCGTCGATCCCAAGCGCCAGCAACTCGCGAATCTGCTGCTCGGTCATCGCCCTGTCGCGAGCTGCGGCGACCACTCGTTCGCGCCGAGATCTCACCCGGTACAGCGTCAGCTCCGGGTCGGCGTCGTTGCGGGCCATCCGGAGGAACTCGGAGAATGGGCCTCGCCGGTGTTTCATGCTGCCAGCTCCGGCCGCAGGGCGTCGAGCAGATCACGATTGCTCATGCCTCGGTCGCGAAGCTGGATGGGACGCGAACTCATCCGGGCGCAATCCGGATACGGCCGCAGCATCGCCTTCAATTCGGCCTCGGTCGCTGGCGTCTCACCCAGCCAGGCCGACCAATGCTCCGGCGGCATAATCGCCGGCATCCGGTCATGGACCTCAGTCACCACCGGATTCGCCGGGACCGTGATGACGGTATAGCTCTTGACCCACGTACCGCTGGGCGAGCGCCAGCCGTCCCAAAGGCCCGCGAGGGTCATGGGGCTGCCATCGGAGAAGCTGAACGCATGCTTGACGCCCCGTCCATGGCGCCCGACCGTTTTCCGTTCGATGAAGGCCGCTGCCGGAACCAGGCAGCGGCGCCGGCGGAACGGCTCGATCCAACAGCGCCGCTCGGTCAGGTTCTCGGCCCTGGCGTTGTAGGTCTTCTGGTACTGCGCCGGATCGCGGGCGAAGTGGGGGATCAGGCCCCATAGCAACAGGTCGGCCGACCGTTCCTGGGTTGCCGGGTTGTAGCGGATCACCAGGCCCCAACTGCCGGGCCGCTGGTCGGCTTCGAGCCGTGGCCGCGTGCCGTCCTTCGGCAGGGTCAGGCGGTACAGCGCGTGGATCTGCGGCCAGTCGAGATTATTGGTGTTCTCGCCGCACATTGCGGCCTCCCTCTCACATTTCCGCGAAGCCCTCGGGCAGGCGCCCGTAGCGGGCCAGGATCACCGGCTCGTCGTAATCCCCGGCATCCGGGTCTGCGGTCTGCTGCACGGCGACGGCGCCGGTCGCCCGGCCAGCCTCGACCATCCGCTCGGCCGCCCGGAGCGCTTGGCTCTTCGCCTTGAAGCCGGCATCGGGCAGGCGCTGCCATCCCAGCTTCTTGCCGCGCCTGGCCCGCATCTCGCCCCATTTGGCGGCGGCGACGATGTACAGGGTGTTTCGGCCGCTGCGCGGCTCGTCCGCGAACTCCGCCTGCTTCGCCGCGGAGGGCGTGATCAGCGGCGCTTGGGGAAGGGTGGGCGCGGCGACCCTCGCCGGCTCGGCGGCAGGCGCAGGTGCCGCGTCCGCCTCTGGTTTTGCGGTTTTCGCCAGGAACGACGCCTCGGCCGCCCGCACGGCGGCCTCCAGGTCCGCGTCCGGTGCCTGGGCATCGAGCGGCAGGGCCAGCGTCATCTGGGGCTTGGTCTTCTTCGTCCGTTTCATGATCTCCGAACTCCTCCGTCGCGTCGACGGGGGCTGGGGCGCTGCAACGCCCCGAGCCGCGAGAGGGGCACTCGCTCGTTTCCGACCCGTCGATCGCCGCGCGACGACGTGAACAAAGGTAGAACAGATTTTGCGAGAGTCGAGTCGAATCTTGGGGGCTCCGGCCCTCATCCATCGGGCCAAGGTGCGTCGGATCGGCGACGCCACCCTGTACTGCGGCGAGTCGCTGGGCATCATCCCGGACCTCGATCCGGTCGATGCTCTGGTGGCCGACCCGCCCTACAGCTCGGGCGGCGTCCACTCCACCGACCGGATGGCCAAGCCATCGCAGAAGTATGTGAGCGCCGCCCAGCGGCACCTTTACCGGGACTTCTCCGGGGACAACCGCGACCAGCGCAGCTATCTCGCCTGGTCGGCCCTCTGGCTGGCTGCCGCGTTGAAGATCGCGCGCCCAGGCGCCCTCTGCCTGGTTTTTAGCGATTGGCGGCAGCTGCCGGTGACGACCGACGCTATCCAGGCTGGAGGCTGGCTCTGGCGCGGATTGTGCATCTGGGACAAGACCGAGGCGGCCAGGCCGCAGCGGGGGCGCTACCGAAACCAGGCGGAGTACATCGCTTGGGGCTCCAACGGGCCGCTGCCTGTCGACGGCCCATGCCTACCGGGGGTGTTTCGGCACCGGGTGCTGCCCGATGACAAGCATCACCTGACTGGCAAGCCGACACGGCTCATGAGTGATCTACTTCCGCTCTGCGGCCAGACGGTGCTCGATCCCTTCATGGGCTCGGGCACGACCGGCGTCGCCTGCGTCCAGCTCGGCCGGCGATTCATCGGCATCGAGCAGGATGAAGGGTATTTCGAGGTGGCGTGCCGCCGGATCGAGGAGGCTTGTAGGTTGCTCGATCAGGCGCCACCCGCGGCCAACGAGCCCTAGGATGCAGAGGCGGGGCCGGCCGAAGACGGCCGCCCCGCCATTTGGCGATGGAGGCTGTCAAGAAACTCGATCACGAAGCCAGCCTTAAGGATGTGCAGAAGCGTTGCGCCGCCCCGAACGATGATGCCCGCGAAGTAGGCGCGCGGCTGTTCATCTTCAATCTGTAGGACAAAGGCCGGCCCACCACTCATACCATTGGGATCGAAGGTCAGAGGTTGGACAGGTTGAACAGTTATCAGCGCTGGGTCTGCTGACTGAGAATGAAACGTGCAGGTGATGTGTCTGCGCCGAAGGCCCAGATGGTTATTCTCAGCGAGGTCGTAGTTCTGATCATTGAAGGGATAGCCACACAGCAGGAACCCGACAACGTGATCCCTCGGGACGTCGGGTGGCCTCCTGGTCAGGTTGAAAAACCGACCTCCAAGTTCGGGAATGTCCCTGCACGGCTCTGTGAAATCGAATGCGATGATGTCATGGGCATCTGTGTCCGGATGAAGGCTATACCCCGCGCGTCCCGCCGTCGTGACAAGGTTTCTTCCATTGCCGATAAGCATTGACACCTGTGACTCATCGACCCCCTGAAGTTGATGCTGTGACGTCAGGAGAAGCTCGCGACCGCGATGGCGAACCGGTGTCGCCGAGCCCCGGAGCCAAACCTTGTACGTCTCGTCCTCGTTGTTGTTGATAACGAGCGGGTGCGCATGATGTGCCAAGGCACCTTCGATCGAGCGCCCAGGAACGAGCACACCGTTGAGGTCGACGGCAAGGTCGGCGAGCTGGCTAAGGATGGTGCCGCCCCCCTGTTGGCCGGGCATCAATGAGTTACCTGATCAGCGAGCAACATGAGGATCTATGTATCACCGATCCCGGTTGCCCCGCATAGATCGGCGGGCTTTCGGTCCAAAACCGACTGCCCCATCATCCAAAATCGCGCGCCCGGCTATACCCGGCTATAACCGCATCCTGACGCCGGGCGGCGGCCGGATCATCTTCCAGGGCATGCAGAACCACACGGCCGAGAGCATCAAGTCGCTGGAGGGCTACGACATCGCCTGGGTCGAGGAGGCGCAGTCGCTGTCGAAGCGCAGCCTGGAGCTGCTGCGCCCGACCATCCGC